TCAACAGCATTTTGATTTCACCGCGATTCCACGCCGCTTTTTGCGTACCCTTTCTGTCCATTTTCACCGCATCAGGGAAATGCTTCTGCAATAAATTGAGGCTGCCTTGATGGTAATATGCAATCAGGAAATTCTCGTCTGGATGACGCGCCATCAACTCACGCAAAGCCTCAATTTTTGCAGTATGCAGATAGTGAATACGTCGGTCTTGTACAATGCTGCCGAAGTCGTTGAGGCTTTCCTCGCTGTCGTAAACAAAACCAGCGCAAATCTGCATCATTTTCTGCAACACAGACACCGCTTGTTCAGCCACGATGGTAGAGCCGTCAACGGTAATCATACCCGTGTTGCTCATTGCATTATACAATTCCCTTTGTTTTTCGGGCAAATCATATAACACATCTTCGATTACATACGGCGGAATATCCTTTAAATAATCCTCCTGCTTCATCACAAGCGTAATATCCGAAATCAGACGGGTTATTTCGTCAGCAGAACCCTCTTTCAACGTGATTTTGTAGTTATAAGGGTTTACGTTAAAGTAACGCTCCTTGTACTCGGTCATTGTTCTACCGAGGCGTTTACCGCCATCAAGCAGTTTGATTTGAGCAAACAGGCCGAGGTAATTCTCAGCCGCTGGTGTTGCGGTCAGTTCGTAAAAGTGAGTTGTTTTATGCTTGATAGAATCGAGTGCCTTCCAACGCTTCGTCGTCGCGTCCTTGATACCGTCACTTTCATCGTAAATGACGCAGTCATAAATCCAATCCTCAGTACCCCATGCGTTTACCAACCACTCAACCATCTCATGATTGATGATGTGAATCACAGTAGGGTGCTCTTTTTCATATTTGCGAATCTGTACGCCTGCGGCCTCGACACGCGCCGTTTCAGTAAGCCACTTACGATATTCCTTCTCGACAGCATTTGTTGTTTTCTTTATCAGGTCATTTCGTTCGGCTTCCGAAATATTTGGGTTATTTTTCAAGAACTTATTGACCCTAGTGTTAACCTTTCGGTTAATCTTGCGAAGGTCTTTATCATTAAACGGTCGATTTTTCGCATTTCGGGCGTACTCGTTTACCGCTTCGGTAATATGTTCAGCACGCACCAGCTTGTAGCTGAGTGGTGCGGAGAACGACCATTTTGCAATCTCATCACCCCATGTCTGGTTAGCCACCTTTAACGGGGCGATAATCAGCACTTTGTTGATTTTATCCTCATCTACCAAGTCTCGTATCAACTTCAAGCATATTGCCGTCTTACCCAAACCAGTGTCGATAAACAATGCGCTTCTTGGATTCTTCTTCAAAAAATCAATGGCCGTAAGCTGATAATCATCTAAGTGATGCTCGTGCAACTCCACGTTATCAAAACGTGATTTCAATTTATCTAAATATGACATCTGCTTCCTCCAGTGTCGAAACCACATAGACTTTTGCGCCATGTTGCCGCATGGTTTCGATTACTCGTTCTTGTTCTGGCCGCAAAACACCTGCGTCGTTTTTGAACTCAACATAGATAGTCGTGCCGTTTTTGATAAACAGTCTGTCGGGGAAACCGTTTATGCTGGCTCGTTCGATTTTGACCTGAAACCAGCCGCGCTTTTCAGCAAGCAGGCGACTGGTTTTTTCTATGCGGCTTTCGCGTTGACTAATGTTTTTCACTTGCGCTTACATTTACCGCAGACCCGACTATCTGCTGGTAATTCATCTGCATAAACCCATTCGTCATGGCGGTCTTTAAGACGTGCCTCACACAGAGCATCTTTGGTTGACAGGTCGATACGATGCCATGTCTGTTGACCATCACGACGACCCCATTTGAAACCACCGCCTTTAACAAGGCCAAACGCCTGTGCTTCTTTAGGGACACCTTTAACACCCAAGCGGTCAAGCATGGAGTACGCTTCACGCACATACCAATCGTAATCAATATCCGATGGGAATGTATCAGGTAAGTCCATGGCCGCCATTGCGCCTTTAGTCAACGGAACGTTATTACCTTTCGAATTCACGATAGTGGTGTCTGTTTTCGTTGAGTAGTACCAGCGCACAACCTTGCCGAGATACTGACCATCTTTATATGCGCCGCCTTTTACCTGCTGGAAGTTCGTAAATTTGAGGAAGTCCGTACAGCCTTCAATGGTCTCACGAATAGGCACGCCGCGCTCAAGATATGCCATCACAGCCTCGATGCAAACTTGACCGTTACCCGATTGACTCAAGCCGCGCTCTGCGTAATCACCCTTGCGTTTCCATTTGAGTTTTGTTTCGCCTTTTGCTGGAGCTTTCAGCGCGAGATAGCTGTTTACAGACTGGCTATAAATTGCCAAGTATTGCGTGAATTCCATGTTGAAACCAGTTTCGATTTCCCATAAATGAATCTCGCGTTCGGCTTTCCAGAAGTCGTCTTTCTTGCCGTAAATAACGATACCATCCGTGTTCGCCGATATGATACGCAACCCAGCCTTCTCGATACGCTCGATGAGCATCAACAAGCAAAGCTGACCTGTAATAGTCACCTGAATCATCATCTTAGGACTGTACAGGAAGCTGTAAATTGATGACAGTTTGCCAAACGAGCCATTCAGAACAATCTTGTAGGTATTACAGATAGTCTGTTTCTCTGGCAATTTCTTCCACTTCGCGCGGTCATCGCGGAATCGCGTGTAGTTGCGCAAGAATGGGAGGCCGCAGTTTTCAGGATAATAACCGCCGTTGATAATGATAGATGGATAATAGGAAGTCACGTCGGCATCGCAGATGATTTCGTCTTCGGCGGCGACAACGGCCTGACCGCTTTCGTTCGAATGCAGGCCGCCGATACCCATTGTGTAAAGACCCTTACCAATCTGAATCTTCATGGAGGCGAGTTCGCGCGGCATTTTCACATGACCAGAAGGCTCGATTTCAAACACAGTATGCTTCAGCAGGTCATGCAAGTCTTGCAGTGTTGGGTGCTCGAAATAGATGTATTCGGGGATGTCGTACTTGAATCGACGCTTAATCGAACTCGGTTCAGGCTTGTAGATTTTACGACCACGGTCTTTTTCGATAACGTGTTTAAAGATGGCCTCACCAACCTGCGCATCCGACTTGGAACGAACGTCGATTTTATATTGCTTCGAAATCTCGATACGCAAGTCAACCTGTGCCTTCACTGTTTCATATAAGCGCAGCGTGTTCGCCGTATCGTTGTCACAGTATTTTGCAATATCGTCCATCTCAATCAATGACAATGTTTTATCAGCATCAATCGGGAGGTCTTGTAGCTTCTGACAGCCGATTCGCGCAGCGTATGCTTTAAGGCTTAATGTGCCTGTCGGGATTTCAAAAATATCGATGTGCTGCATATATGATGGATAGTCGAGTTCGTACAAGCGCATGAATTCCCACGAGCGCAATGATTCACGCTTCTGCTTCTTGCCGTTTTCGTCGATGTAGTCCGCACCAATCAGCAAGTCAGATGCTTCCTTAAGCTCGGCATTAGTAACACCTTCCAGTGCGTACATGAGCAGCGGCATATCGTAGTGGTTGCCGTTAAATGTGATTACTGTTGACGAACGCAACCATTGACGGATACCAGCAGTATCGAGTTTTGAGGAATCGTTCCTCATTTCAAAATGTTTTGTGTTTTCTGGATTGAAAGCGTCGCGGAATGCGACCAAGAAGTAGTTAGGATAACATTCAATATCCATAATTACGACGTTTGAGCGATAGTCAAACATGATATATTTTCCTTTTGTGCTTGGTTAGACAACAGCAGCCATTGCGGAAGTGTGTCAGTACCAGTTGATAAAAAAAATACCCAGCGTGTTTTGTTTTCGCTGGGTATTTGTTCGGGCGATTAGATTTCGTCGTCGTCTTCAGTTTCCCAATCAGCGTCATCACCTTCATTGACACCGCTTGAGCCGAGTTTCAAATCAGTTTGTTTGTTGTGAACTTGAACCGCTTGCAAATTCAGAGTCATACCAGCACCGTATTTTGCGCTTTTCCAGCCATAGAAGTCGAACAAAATCGTCATGTGACGACCATTGCGATTCAGTTCTTCGATTTCTTCCATGTCTTCAGGAACACGGCGGTTCAGCTTAGTGCCTGCGCTGTTACGCACGGCTGGCGGAAATTGTTCGTTGGAAGAGAAACGGATTCGATAAAAGTCTGGAACATCGCTGTCTTCAGGCAACTTCTTAATACGTTTACCATCGAGCAAGCAGCGTTTTTTAGGCTCAACATCGTCCCAATCTTCGCCTTCTGCCATGTGCTTGCGAATCAAATCTTCCAAGATTTCGATTTCTTCAGCATGTTCTTTTTTGTTCAAGAAGGCAGTCAGGCTGAATTTCTTCTTGTCACCTTCTTCGAAAGCACGAGGATGGTCAATGCGAGCGTACCATGTAGGCACGTTTTTCAGCATTACGCTACCATCTTTATACTCAACCAAACAACCAACTTTACGTACATAATTTGACATTTTATTTCCTAACATATTAAAAATTACATGGGCTTTCTTTGGTTTGCCGCCCACACGGTAGCAAATAACTGGGTGATGCTATTTCTTGAATTTTGATAAAATGAATTTGATAAAATTGCATGGTTTTGTTGCATTTACCTTACACACAACCTCGCCACAATATTGCCCATTTTCTGATAAAGCCCAAAACTTTCTTTTAGCCTCTTCTTCGGAATTTGCGTAAATACTAAAACCCCAAAGTTTATTATCAAATTTATAAGAAAATGAATACTCTTTCATCGCAAAATTCAATCATATAACAAGTAAATTTTGGTCAGAGTGGTAGGACTCGAACCTACGACCTCCTGCTTCCAAGGCAGGCCATCTACCAACTGATATTACACTCTGGTAAGGGTGGATGGTCGCTTTGGCGAGCGACGCTGGTAATGAAAGAAGCGATGCGCGGAAAAAAGTTACCAGACTACATCCATAAACTGTCGAGCGTTTGATTTGAAAGAGTGTCGCTCACATCTCTTTAGCCGTTTGGAGTTGGGTGGATGGTCGCTTGCTTTGGCGAGCGACACTGGTGAGGAAAATCAAGAAAAACTCACCAGACAACATCCATAAACTGAAGGGCGTTTGATTTGAAAGAGTGTCGCCCACTTCTCTTTAGTCTTCGAATTTCGAATCCATGTCGATAATGCTCAAAGCAGGCCGCCTATCGCTGATTGGCGCGATGGTGGGTCTTCCACTTGATTCATCTACCAACGTTTTCAAGGGTTCGAAATCGATTTTATGACGTTTGCAGAGCTTCTCTGCCTGCGCCACACTAACAAGCTGTCTTGGCTGGAATTCATCCAAGTCGAATACCGTATCTTGCTGGATAAAATTAAGTGTGTGAGCCTCGTCGACCCACTTCCGTTGTTTCCTGCCGCTGACTAACTTGTATGAGTGCATTTTACCGCCTTTCAGGGCGAAGTCAAGCAGTTTTTTCTCAATTTCACTGAAGAAAGATGTAACTATTTTGATTTTACTGTAAATCTTTTCGACATCTTCCATGCTCAATTCGTCAATTTCAGGTAATTTCGCCAGATAAGTGCCGTTAGCGATACGCTCTGAAACAGGCTCTTCAGCGTCGAATTTATCACCAATCAACTCCTCAATATGACGGGCTTGTTCAGGGCATTGGGCTTTTACACGACACCAGCGACAACCCTTCTCAGTAACGACGCGTTCGGCGTTCGGTTCGAGAGCCGCTTTCGCGCGTTCCTTGACGTATTCGCCAAACTTGAGCAATTCTTCTACGCTGATTTCCCATGTTGAGAAATGGTTCAGGCGCGGTTGACAAATCCGCATCTCGACGGTCTTGAAGTCATACAGGAAGCCGAAGTCGTGCAGTACCCCAAGCGCGTATATCTGCAACTGCGTGTTGTTTTCAGCGTCGACCGTCACACCCATGCCATACTTCAGGTCGGTGATGGTCAGCTTCTCGTCGCTACAACAAACGTGGTCAGACGTGCCTTTTTGGTTCGGTATAGGGGTTAAATGGCTGAAATCAACCTTAACCTCCACGAACTTATCGCCTTCTTGGTCGTTACACCAGTTGACGTATTCGGCCACATAATCAAGCATCTCTTCAGTCACTTCTACGTCGAATCCGTCGACGGTTCGAACTTCACCAAGGTGTTGAATTGGTTTACGACCACTACGCAGCCAGATTTCGGCCATTTCGTGAGCGACTGTACCTTCTGCGGCGGCTTCCGACGAACCACTGCCATCCGTCGCGCGAATCGCTAAATTTGCCAGTAGGCTGCCTGAACAGTTAAGCCACATTTCGCTGGAACTGGGCGAGAAAACGGAATGGCCGTCTAATTTAATTTCAATCTCTTTCATACGAAACCTCTTATAAAAAAAAGAGCGGATTAACCGCTCTTTTCGAATTACAAATCTGATTCAGCTTCGGCTTCAGCAGCCTCTTTCGCGGATTTCAATGCTTCGTACAACTTGTCGTAGTTTTCGGCAGGTACATCCGCAGTTTTAGCTGCGCCGCCTACTTCTGCGATGATTTCCTTGGCTTTTTCCAACCAAGTGCGACCGAGTGCACCGAGTTCTTTGGCTGCGGTTTTCACGTCATCCAAGCTGTGTTTCGGAGTAACAGGTTCTTCCTCTTTCTCTTCGACCATGTCTTCTTCCATTTTGGCCGCGCAAGCATCAATTACGGCTTGATACTTGTCTTCAGGAGTGCGTTTTACAGTGGCTACACCAGCAACTTCTTTCAAGATAGCCTTAGCCGCATCTGCGCCGTGTTTGGCCTTCACATCGAGCAATGCCGCTTGAACAACATCCAGTGTGATGTCGTTGTCGTCGGCGGCTGTTTCAGGGGCAGGGCTTTCTTTGCGTTCTTCAACAGGTTCTTTCACCGCTTCAGGCGCAGGGGCTTGCTGTTTAGTCGGCTGGCCTTGTTGCGACAACACTGCGTTCGTATTGCGGTCGAGGGCTTCAGTCAAACTCACCATAGCGGTGTAGAGTTGAGTCAGGGTAATTTCATTCATTTTAGTCTTCCTTATGTTGGGATTAACAAACAATATTTGGTTTAGGAAGTTGCATATTACCGTGTTTCACAGCAATATGCAACACTTTTTTTTATAATTCTTCCAATTCTTCCTCCTCAACGACAGCATCAAACTTTTTGTCATACTCAAGTTCTGGGTTAGCCGCATTGGTGATGTACTGTCTGATAGCGGCGGACAGTTTCACCGAGGCATTTTTGAATCGTGTTGGGTTCTTGGAGTAAATCGTGTGCAGATACGACTTATCAATCTCAGGAATACGCACTGCATTAACAACAAGCTCGTAACCCAGCGGTATCAGGTGTTGTTGCCAACGAATATTAGCGTCCTTGAAGTTTTTATCGGCCAGTTTCATTTGGCGGAAGTATTTCACATCCAGAAACTCTTCACACAAGAACGGGTCATCATTCTTGGCAACAATCTCCAACAACTCCTGAATGGATTCAGGCATATTTTCGCTAATCAAACGCTGGCGCGAAACCGTGCGCGGTGCGTCGTAGTAGGACAAAAACTCGTCGCTGACTTTGACTTCGGTTCGGAAATACTTCCGCAATGCACCTGCATGGTTTTTGTAGGTGTTGTGCAAGTCGGGATAATACTTCGGATTCTCCTTCTTGAATTGCTCAATCTTACTGGCCTCCTGCCATCTGGAGTAGATGGCAAAAATACGTCGGTCAGACGAATCGATTGGCAAGGCTGCCAGTCGGTTACTCAAGAACAGGTAGTTGGCAGTATTGGGTACGTTGATTTCATCCTTACCCTTAGCAATCATCGCAATCGTCGGGCTGGCGATGATGGTTTTCAGTTTGTCGTAGATTTCAACACCCTTCACACCAGCCAAATGCACTTCTTCTACTGTACCGAAGCTGAGATTGGTCGCCCACTTGGTAAACCCAGATTTCATCGCATCTTGTGACACAATTTTGGCGTTTTCTTTACCAATCATCGCGGAAATCAGGTAATGGAAGAACGATTTACCATCACCACCAACACCGTGGAGGAATACCGCCCAGCCAAGCGTGTAGCCAGTGTATTGCACCTGATATGCAACCCATTGACGGAAGATTTCGCGTTCACGAGGGTCTTCAATCATATGCTCAAAATGCTTTTCAACCAATTCGATGGCTGCCAAATCACCCTTAGAATAGCGAGAAGGCTCTTCTGGCACATTCTTGCTGTCATAGGCATTGATGTATTGATACTTAGAGCGTTCGCTGAATTTGAACAAATTACCCATTGTAGGCATGTACACCGCATCAATTACTTTAGGTATTTTGTACGCTCGTAATGCCAAGTCCTGTGGACGCATTTTCATACTCATTGCGTCTGACACAGAATGGTAAATCAGCGTATCAAATGACGTAGGGGATACCGCCAACCCTTCTTTGGTATCGTAGAACTTGTCACCGTTGAGTAAATATACCCAATTCTTCATATATTCAGGCGTATCAAACTGCTCGATTGCCTCAGTGAGCGTTTTCCGAACAGCACTCGCGCTGATTTTCTCACCATACAATCGGGTATATGTTCGGGCAATGACGTGTTCGATTGCATTCTGTTGCGCCGTTGTGAATCGGTTATATGAAGCCTCCGCAATCAATTCGTCATATTTACGAATATCATCGCATTCTTCGAACATCTGCTTTAGATTCTCAAATGTCTGCGTGAAATTTTCATTCTTCGCAGATGAGTAATAGTCATACAGAACACTTGCAAACGTCACTACGTTTGCGCGGTCATTACGGAAACTCTTCCATTTCGCGCGAAGGGTTGAATCCTTGATGTCATATGGTTCGCCAGTAGACGGGTCGGTGGCTTTTCGTGACCAAGCCTTCCAAATTTGATAACCCTTTTCGGAATCATCAATTTGAAATTTAATTGCCTGACCAATAGCCACCCATTTTTCATAACTGTCGTAGAAACCCTCGGTTAAGGAATTAACAATTTCCTCAACGCGCTCGTCCGAGATTTTTACCTGCTTCGAGTCGTTATAGAGGTCGTAATCCTCATCCTCTTCAATGTGAACGTCATCTAATTTGACGTTATGCAAATTGGTGAGAGCAATACGCTCATATTCATTCCGATACATCAAGTCATCAAAATATCGGAACAACGGTTGAATCATTTCAGGTCGGAAGGTCGGCAAGTCCTCAACGCGCTCAATATCGAGCAGGGAGTAATCATTCTCCCATTCGTAATGCAAACCCTCTTCGTTTGGATAATCACCAAATGCAACAAATTGGCGATGGCCATCCTTGCTGTTGTTCAACAACTCAATTTGCATACGACCGTACTTTTCAGAATACCATACGGAAGACACAATTTTGCCGATAGCGTTGGGTACATAGCACGGAATCAGTGCTTTTGGTTTCTTACCGCGACGAACCATGATTTTGTCTGTTGAAAGCATTTCACGGACGTACTGAATGAGTTCGCGTGCAGCATGAGGGTCTAACACGTCAATGTCGATTGCTAAAAGATGGTTGCTTGTGACAACGCCAAGCCCAGCATTGTCGCCGAACTTTTTAACCATCTCGTTATATGACTTTTCTGTTTGTGGTAAATTTTTCCAATCAAGTCCTTCGGGGAATTTCTTACCCTGAGTAATCGGCACGACCTCAAAGCCGCGCTTCATAAGCGGTAGTGCGGTGTCTTTATAATAGCGTTTAATCATTTTTCCTTCACTTTCCTATCAAATAGCGGGGTTTGATGCAATACTAGGTTAAAACTAACTTTATCGTCAAGCTGGCTTTTTCAATTTACATATGTAAAGAACTCTTAACGACCAATCTCACGATTTTCGGAGCGTGACAATCCAAAATTTTCCAAATTTCCAAAAGATTTCGTGTTAGAAAGAGTCGCCAAAATGGAATTTTTCCAAAAATTGAGATTGAGTTTTTCATTTTTCATGTTTTAAATGCATGACAGAACTTATAGTTTCATCATAAAGTCATCAACATTTTTAGATGATAACCGTTCTCATCAAGCAAAAAAAAAGTCATTTTGTAAAGGCATTTTTTGACTTTCTAACGGCCAAAATTTTTCCTAACTAACAAAAACAATGATAAAAATCAACAATTTGTAGATTTTGTAAGAAGTAAGGAAAAAACGCCAATGTTGCTATATGTGACGATACGAATGTGTATTATATTTCCTTATAGTGTTGTTATACCTTTTCCCCTTTCTTCTTTTTTTTATTATATAAGAAAATAAAGAAATTTCCTAACATCCTAACAAATGCACTTAAGTTACTGGAATTATTGGAGAAAATCTGTAAGGAGGCTTCCTAACAAGTCCTAACAGCCTTACAAAATAAGCTACATCGTTGATTTTTAAGGAAAACACCAAAAATGACCGATTTTTGGCACTTGACCAGTTGGAACTAACGAAAATAGTACAAAAATTCACATTCCTTCACATTCAGCCAGTCGGCGAAATCGACCTCCAGACCACTGGTACAGACCCTCAAAAACACCAAAATATCGATTCCTGCCCCAAAAAGCACCCTTGGAGCGATTTTTACTCCCTCACCTATACCAACCCATACCCTAGCACCAAAAATCAATCTGAGACGCTCTACGCGCGAAATTGAGAATCTGAAAATTCAAAATTCTGGTGCATTTCTCGTCATTTCTGAAAAATTCATAAAAATCAATGGCTTAAGTGCCTAAAAATTGACATTTTCAAAATCGGGAGAATAAACAGTTGATTTATAAGGAAATTTACAAACTAAATTTTTTTAATCATCCGCTTATTTTTAAAACGCATAAAAATTTCCTTAATAATCAAGGACTACCGAACATGCAAAATCGGCGCATTCTCGGAATCGGGGGTTCTGCGCCCGCACCGACCGCTCTCCGCTCGTAGGAAGTACCTTTTTGAAAGCCACATTGTAAAGAAGGCCGCGTCTTTACATTTGCGCCCATACCTTTTCACGGCGGCGGCCTGTCATGGTGGCGGCTTTTAACTCAAAGAGATTGATTTATTTTTAAATAATTGTGAATAGTTAGCATATCGTGCAACATGAAAAGCCTCTAAAGGCTTGATTGAAATAGGCTATATAAAATGTAAGGTTATTAGATTTTATAACTTAACATTTCCGACGGCCAAAAGAAAACCGCCCAAAGGCGGCGGATTAAAAGCGCGTGATTTACGCGTGTAAGGATTGTTAAGACACAATCAGGCGGCGACCTGATAGCAGGCAAGCAAAGCAAGCGGTCAAAAGAAAACCGCGAAAAGCAAGCGGCCAAAAGAAAACCGCCCGATAAATATCAGGCGGTTGTTGGTTATTGTATAACGTCGCTTTCGTCAACGTCTGTTATTTCCAGTTTCAGGCCGTCTTTGATAGATTGAATACATGAGTTTATTTCACTTTCAAAGAATCGCTGATACGTCAACAATTCGTCATCATCCTTGGCATAATTGAAGCCGTTGGAACATGCAAGACAATTTATTTCATGCGCCGCGTCTTGACTGTAAATCGAACCGTCGACCGATACGACCTCTAATCTTTTATATTCCATTGTCAATCTTCCTTTTCTTCTTTCTCTTCACTCATTGCGAAGGCTGCCTCTATCAATACATAGGCGAATAAGGCGGCCATAATCATTGCAAGAAAATTGCCCGATTGCATGGCGGCGAATAGACATCCAAGGGCGGCGATGTACATCATTTTTTGCATTGCTGTTCCTTCCAATTTTCCAAAGCCGCTTTAATGTTTGGGATTAAATAACCGTCTAGCCAATCTTCAAAGCCAAAATCCGAAACGCCGCATTCTTTCAAATAGTCGGTTTCGTCTTCTGACAAATCCGCGCCGAAACCGTTATCATGCGCAATTTCTGCTAGGCTTCCATCTTCACGGTGTAACCATGTGTTGCAAGACGCTTCCGCATTCTGAAAAATTTCATTACCATGCAAATCTAAATAAAGCCTTGAATATGATTGCCCGTTGCACCCGATAAGCATATTTTGGAAGAAGTTACGGATTACATTATCATATTTGCTAACAATTTTATATGGATTCATTTTGATTTATCCTTTACCAGTTAACCGATGAATAATCCATTTTGGATAATTCGTCAACTGCTATATTTCGTAATTCTTTATCCAATTTTGGCATATTGTCTAGGGATTCCGTGATTGTTTCGAAGAGATATTCTAACTGATAGGAATCGTCGTAAATACCGCCCAATGAATCGTCATCTATTGAATCGCCCGATTCAGCATCAATCAAATCAATGCTGAAATAATACGGGCATTCAAACGCATACATGACAAAATCATTCACTATTTCCGCAATATGCACTTCGTCTGTTCCTTGTATAAAAATTTCCGCATATTCCCCGTTATCGCCGCGTGCTATGTTTTTATAATCGGCCATTACATCCGCCCAATCATCACCGCCCGATTCACAATTTAAACTTGCATACCATTCGACAAAAGACAATGACAGCAATCCTTTTCTTGCAATGCCCACATCATGAACCAATCCCCAATTTAACGAATGGCGCAATTCTTCAGCCTCTTTTTGTGTTAAATCCATTCTGTCAATAACTGACAAATCCAATTCGTCCATATAATTTTGAACAGATTCCGCATTTTTTAAATCATCCGCCGTAAAGCGTTTTTCGTCTGGATTTTTTATAACAATCCATTGATAATCCGAAATACGCTCCAAACCGCTATTCTGAATAAAATCGTCAAAAGAACACGCTCCGTCATCGTATGTAATTTTAATTTTTAAGACTTGATTATTTTTGATAAATTCCATTTTTAAATCCCCTTCCATTATTCCCAATTTGCCCATTTAAAAACGGCGGTTTCATTTGTAATTACCAATGCACGGCTAACACGTCTTTCAAAATCCGACAAATGGCGGCGCGTCGTATTGGAATAATCACGGGCATGGCGTTGCAAGTAGATAACATTGCTATTAACATTCCATGCGGCGATAACGGTGGAATAACTAACCAACACTTTCCAAAGGCCGACTTTTTCATCGTGATAATCAACAATCCAAGCATGTTTATGATTAATGCGCGATTTGTTATTAATGCCGTTTATTAATTGCATATTGCAACGGTATAAATCCTCTTCCAGTCCAATGCCTTTAAATGTGAATTCTTTTTTATCGGCGCAATATTCCGCAATAATTTCACGCGTATCACCGTCTTTATCAAAAATCAAAATCTGTTTTGCTTCATGGCCGCGTTGATTGATTGTCAAATTCCAATCAAACTTTAAATCATTGCCTAAATAGTTTTTGATATGTTCAATCATTGCGTCATGAGTATAGGCAAAGCTATTCAGGCATTTGCGAAGGGCGGCGATTTTTGAAATGTTGGATTGTTTCATTTTAGATTTTCCTTTTCGTTGTTTATAGACTGTTTACAGTCTGTTAGTTGGTAAAATTAAATGGTTATTTATAAATAGTTTGAATGCAAAGTTTCACAATACCCTATTGCTATTCCTTCGTCGTTGAAAATTTGAATCTCAAAGTCGTTATCGTGGGCATAGCAGCCGCTTGTAAATTCAGCAATCATCATTTTCCCAGTAACGGGTAATTGTGTAGAATGGAATAAATCGATAACTAAATCACGGGCGTTTTCTTTCAGATAATCGTCAATTTCTTTCAATACGCGCGTATTATCACAAACGCCTTCAATGTTTTTAAAATTTTCGGTATTCATTTTAAACCTTCCTTTGTTTGGATTGTTTCAATAAGTTGTATTATACGCCTTTTTAAAAACTTGACAAGTATTATTTTAAAAATATTTGAGATTTAAGCCTAAATTGTTGAATTTAAAGGAAATTAATTTAAAAATTAATTATACATCATACATCGGTTTTCTGGCCAGAATCACGCCCTTTAGCCTTTTCTGGCCAGAAAGCATCATGCCGTTTTCGTCCAAAAGGTCGAGAAAAAGCGGCTTTCAGCGGCTTTGAAATTGCCGTTTCTCAAAAGGTTTCGAATCTCAAATAATTGATAGAGGCCGCATTTCTTAGCTTCAATTTCGTAACCGCCGTATGTGTAGTAATCAGTTTCGCCGCGTCGCAAGGGGATAATCGGGTAAAAATCGCCCATTGATGAAGTTTGCACGCCGCCGCTTGCTGAATTGTTTTTCAAAGCCGCTGATTCCGCCGTTAACCAATTATCAGGCAATGTTTCGCCGTCTAGTTTTACCAAGCAATCGGGAATCGCTTTCAGCGCGTCGATATCTACAAATAACAAATTGCAATCAATTGTCATTTCAAAAACCGTAAACAGGTTGAGTTTCTTTCCGATAGTCTTCACGTCAACAATAGCACCCGCGGCTTCTTTAAATACGCGCGGATTTGTTGTTTGAATTTTTGCATACATCTTAAATTTCCTTTTCGGTTTAGATTGTAGGTTTCAAGTCATAGACTTTATACAATTCAGCCATGACTAAATCTTTGCCCTTTGCCGTCGCTTTGACGTAAACGGCATTATTCAAATGATTTTGAATGGTTTGGGGATTCGTGGACGGGTAATATTCCAAGTCTTTAGCAGTCGGTTTTACTGCTTCCATCAAACCGCCTTCCAAGTATTCCGACAGGTTGTCATGGCGTTTGTAAACAGGGATTGCCCTGTTTTCGTTTACGCTGATAAACAATTCCTTATAGTGTTTAAAGTCATTCATGGCCTTGCTTCCTTATTGGATAAAATATTGCTTGTCAAACATTCCCCAATCATCGGAGCGGCTTCCAATCAATGCGCCGCTATCGGATTTTGGAAAATAGGCCGCGATACAATCTTGCTTCAAAGCGTCCGATAGATTCTTGATTGATTTCTCAAAATCAATGTAGTTTTCATTTGACACGCCTGTCAAAATCAAAGTCTTTTCTGATTCAGAATCAGCGATTTTGGCGGAATCAAAATCAAGATTGAATACAGGCAAAACGGATAATACATCACGGACTTTCAAATCTTCCATTTTGCCGCCGCGTGTCATATGCGGACTAGTTTTCAGGCCGATATTTAAAACAAATTCACGCATTTTTAAATCCTTTCGTTTCGTGTTTGGTTTCGATGGTTTGAATTATACACCTTTTTAAAAACTTGACAAGCATTATTTCTTGTATATTTTGAAATTAAGACTATCTCTTTGAATTTAAAGGAAATTAATTTAAAAATAATTCTAATCAGACGCTAATTTTCAATGAAAAACCGCCTATTAATGAACGCGCAAATATCACAATAGAAGCAATTTGTAAATACTTTTCCTATTAAATCTTTCTATCAATTCATAGCTTTTAATTATCAGTCATTTGTCATTAAATTCGTCGCGGATTCGCTTTTACTGCCGATTGTTCAATAGTCTAACCTATTGATTTTGCTAGACAAGACACCAGCGGATTCACCCCTAGACAGGCCGTCTCCCGATATAAAATTTTCACCCCTAGACAAGCCCTCGCCCGATATAAAAATCTGCCCCTAGACAGGGCTTCGCCGATATAAAATTATAAATGCGGCACAATTCAATACGGGTAAATCGCCTTTAAAACAAATTAATTTCGAATTAAAACAACGATATTTGCAATAATTGAAATTTAAATCTTGACAGCAATTAAACGAGGCTCAATAATGTGAACACTTACTAGAAACAAAAGGATTTACAGATGGAACAGAAAACAGAAAATCGCGGTGTAAAGAAAGGCACTAAACGCGGCTCATACACTACGAAGAAAAGCACATTCCGCACTCCGAAACTCGGCACGACTGAGTGGGAATTGTGGCGGCTCGAAGTCGGTCAGACCTACACGGTAACGCGTTATCTGCACGTCGATGAAGCAACAGAAGAAAAGTTGCGTAAACTGAAAAGCTCTATGCGCAGTCAGGTTGCGAACTACTTCAAACAATTGCGCAGCGAGATTTACAAGCGCGACTTCACCGTGGCCGTCTACGACATCTTCGACGCAAATCGAAACGCTTTTGTTGTGTTCTGTGTGGTTACTGCCGTCGAATGGAAGGGTTGATAATGAAATCAGTATACCAACCACTCAATAACGGGACTATTGTTGGTAACACCAAGCGCGTTTTGTCAATACGTAGAGAGCGTAATATCGAGGCCACTATTTCAGCGATGCACGAGTCATTCGTCAAAATGGCACAGGAATATGATGGTTTGGGCAACGTCTTAATAGACTTGCGCGTAGAAATCGTTCCCGACCATCGTTATTCGGCTGAAGATATTTGCCGAGATACCATTTATCGTAGTGCCAAAGGTAAGCTGGTGGTGAAACGAACAGGCAAACCGCAAAATAAATCGGGCGAAACGCCGCCTAATGGGTACGCTAAAACGGTAGGCAAACCGCAAAATAAATTGGGCGATTCCGCATACTCAGACAACACTGATTTGACTGGGTGGGCGGACTCATTGACCGAGGATGAACGAGAGGCTCGAATTGAAGCGGTGATTGCTCATCAGAATAGACGAACCTTTGAAGTGATGCAGGATATTCATCTCAAGGATGGTGTATATTATTGCTATGACAAAACAATCATCGCCGCGCTCCATACTCCTCACGGAATATTCCTCGGCACAAACGGTATCAAGAAGCAGCCGTCGCAGCACAAGTGTCCTCGAAAGGGCGATGGTATCAATCAAGGCTACGACAAGTGCGTCAAGCAGTGCCAGCAACCAGCCCATGCTGAACTAGCAGCGTTGCAGAAGTACAAAGCACTCGTTGCCGAGCCAGATTTTGAAAACAGTCAGATGGTGGTATATGGGGCAAAAGAAGTATGCTACCACTGCAAAACCACGTTGGAGTTAGTAGGAATTCAACGTATTATCCTCAAACCCCTTAATCAATTAGGAGAAATCCATGACTATCAATAAACAAGACTATGAACTGCTGAAACCTTTGTTGGACGACCCAAACAAACGCATCATCGTTGATGTGACAATTTTGCCAGAGGAATTCAACAGCATGGCACGCCTGCTCAACGACCGCTTAATTAAAATCACCCAAGACTTCGGCAATTCGAGCCATTACGGTTTGACTGAACGAGGTGAGGAAGAAGTTCGCAACTTTGAGGCAAACGCCGTAGACGAAATGATTGACGAAGCCGACGTGAACAAATACCCAGCGTTGTTTGAGAACAAAAGCACGGGTTGCGTCATACTGGCAATCAATCCAACATGCGGCACGATTGTCAAAGAAGCCACTGTTGAATTCCCACTGACACAATATCCGCTGTACGTCGGCACATTCCAAACCTGTTTCCAACCGTTCTTCGATGAAACCGTTTGGAAGCGCGTGGGTTCTGTAACCATCAATCTCTAAGGAGCAGGTCATGAAAGCATTTATCCCCTATCAACTCACAGGCGACGTTGAATTTGGCGGCCTGAAGGCAAATCCCAAACCGATTAAGCCTGAAGGCTTGGCCGCAACCATAACTTACATTGCGCCACATCCATGCCTGTATCAGGACGAGATTGACGACGGCGTGGTCGTATTCGGTGAAGGCGATACGAAGGTAGAACTTCACGTCGTCATTCGTGAGCGTGTTATTCCAGCATCTTCCGTCCGTGATTATGTTGCCGAGAAGGAAAAGGAATACTGTAAAGATACCGATGCCGAACGCGCCCCACGCAAACTGCGTCAGGAGTGGGAGGAAGAATATCTCATGAAGAAACTTCCGACCGCGCCAATTAAGACAACAGTCGTGCCTGTTCTGTTCCTGATTGACGAAGGTTATGCACTCATCGGCACATCGTCACAAAAGATTGCAGACCGTGTGGTTGGTCACTTGTTGCTCATCTTGCGCGATTTCTCAGTACGTCCGTTTAACACGGAAAATTTCGACTCATGGTTGTGGGAACAATTTACCGACGCTATCGACGGCAATGTCTTCGGCATGGTTGAATACGAAGACACTGTTACGGGTAAGCGCGTGCGATACAGCGAAGACTACGAACTCCAAGAAGCCCGTATTGCTGTTATGAAGAACCCTAATGTGCAAATCAAAGCGGCTCGTTTCGACTTGGTAGGTAGTTGCTCATGCGTTATCAACAATAAGGCCGTCGTGTCTCAAATTAAGCGCGATACCTTTTCGGATGAACCAGCAAACAAAACCATCGAAGACAAACGCGGTAAATGGCATATCGACACCGCAATGTGTGTTGATATTCTGGGACTGCTCACAAAAGCGAAAGGTTAACGATATGTCAATGCAATTACCATACGACGCTGGTGTGGGTTATCCAGCATCAACATCCACAATCGCCGAGATTGCCCAGCAACTCCAAGACAAACGCTTAGGCAAAGGCGAAAGCGTTTTCATCCCTGAATTCCCACTGGAACACACTAGCGCGTTGAACTCGGCGCTTATCACTGGCATGAATGTTGCGTTCTACACCAACGCCGACAGCGTATACGGCGGCAAAGGGGTTCGCATCTACTCCTTGCATGACATCAAGAATTCCATCAAGGAGGAAGCACGCTTCACTGGTGATGCTACGGCCTCCAAAAGCAATTCTGATTCATGGAAACGCCGTATCGAAAAATGGTTTGGTTTCGAGTTGGAAGATGCCGCATTCTTCTGGGATGGCAAAGCACAGAAAGTGTTTGTTGTCACCAAGGAAGATGACCCGAACTTCGAACCAGCCGAGCATCAATATCAACTGGGCTTAGTTACCGCTTTTGCATACATGAGTTCTGCTGGTGAGCATTATTGTGGCGGCGCGTCCGAACCGCCGAAGCCGACCCATTTCACCCACTACGAAATGCCACAAATCAACGTATGGCAAGGCGTGAAGCAGGTTATCTGGATGTACGACGAAACAGATGATGTTGTAACAGAACACAGCGATTATCCGAGTGCAATGGAGTACACAACCAGCTTTGACGTGGAGCATCAATTCGAACAAGCCCCACTGATTGCGTGGTTAGCGTATAATGCGGCCAAGAGCTTCGTGAATGACGATACGCTTCTCTCAGGTGAAGAACCCGTGGCCGTCGTTGTTCAGGAAGAGATTGTTTCAACCGATGAATTGGAGGACTTGTAATGTCTACTGAGCAAAAAGACGATACGTTCGATATGGATAACCTCGACGCGCTAGATGCCGTCGAAGGCGTGGTTGTTGAGGGTGGGTTCGACCCCGACAAAGATGAGGATGAGGGTTGCGCTGGCGGTGCTTGCAAAATCTAAATCTCAAACTAACCGCTCGGTTAAGACTGAGCGGTTTAATACAAACATTCAATATAAGGAAAATATCATGATTATCGGTTTAGTTGGTAAAGCAGGCGTGGGTAAAGACACCGCTGCTCAAATTTTAAGCAAACTCAAAAACATGCCTATTGCATCTTTTGCCCGACCTCTCCATGAGGCCGCCAAATTTGTGTTCGGCAATGATTGCTTAGACCGTGATAAGAAGGAAACACCTCTTCCGTTTGGACGTGAAGGTTTTGGTAAATTGCACGACGGCTGGTTGATTCCATTCTTGGAAACTGAAGAAGTTCAGTCCCTTATCAAAGAAAATGACCAGATTTTTTACAACCAAATTTGGCCAGTTTTCAACGACCCTGTTACTGGCAATTTCTACGAACAGTTGTCGCCGCGCAAATTTATGCAATTACTCGGCACGGAATACTTCCGATTCTGTAAGGATGACTTTTTCATTTGCCTTATGCAGAACGCATATAAAGACGTAATCATCCCTGACGTTCGTTTTGAGAATGAGGCTGCTATCTGCGACCTGCTGATTGGTATTCACCGCGACGTTCCATCTGTGAATCCGCATCCGAGCGAAGAATTCGCTAACCTGCTCATCGAAGGAGAAGATGACGGTGAGAAATGTATGATTATAGTGGGCGGTAATTGGGCTGATTACTTGATTGTCCACAATAATCAGGATATTCCCAGCATGGAACAAAAACTGTTAAAACAATTCAACTTGGGATATATTTAATACTCTGAGAAATGAAGCACTTAGCTGTATTTTACGGTTAAGTGCTTTTTAATTGCTTGACAATACTTAAGCGTATCGATATTATTCACTCATCAACCAACAACAAACGAAGGAAAAGATTATGGCCTACAACAATGAAGCCAAACGGTTGTTTGAACAGCACAACCTCGAACTTCCGAAACTCATTAAGCACTATCGCCTCGGTATCGACGATAACGACATTGCCAAAATACTTGCGAATATGCCCGACAGTGAGGATAAAGCGCATCTTATTCGGGTTCTGAACTGCGATGAATGTGCTTTGGTCAGAGCAGACAAGTATGGAAATCCTCGGTGTATTATCCCAATCGAATACTTTTCAAAAGATGGCGTTGTTAACGAAAAATTTGTGCTTCGTATGAGCAAAGATGTGTTTAAAAAGTATAACGGCGGTAAGGCTGAATATCTCGTGGCAATAGCATCATCTCGCTACGAACTCCTGTCAAAAGTAATTATGGTATTAGGGCGTGACTAAAATGGACGAGTATCAAGTTATAGACCTTGTGAATAACTCTGTGTTTTTGACGGAGGATATTCATGACAAAATAAACGAACTGTCAAGCAAATATAACTTCGTAAACTGTGTCGAAGTAGGCATCAATGTTGAAACCGATAGCGATGAAGTTATCAAATTAATGGTCAACGAGTATTACCGACCTGATTACGTCGTCGGCTTCGTTGAAATCGACGACAAATTCTCAAAACTCATCATCCGAAAGGTAAAATAAATGAAAGTAAATGTACTCTTTATCATCAAAAACATCGCAGTATTTTTGCTGCTCTTCTATGTCGATGCGCAACTGCTGAACAAACTGTTCGCTGCTAAAGATGTGAGTGATATTATCGTGTATCTCGTATCGCTCTTCTTTATGCTGGCGTGCCTCATCGTACACTCACATCTCTTGTACACAAAAGTAGCCCCTAAAGAAAAGGAAACTAAAAATGATTGAATGCCAAGTAATTGCCGACAGCATTGCGGATGGTCGTCATCGAATCACTTCCGTGCAGGTGAAATATCCGCGCTTCATCCTGCCCCAACTGAATACCCATCGCGTCTTCAGCCGCAGCACCGCATCGAGTCGCGCCGTTCCAACAACCAAGCTGATTGAGATGGTTCGCAACGAACCTGTTGTTCCCGTGCATTGGGGTCAAAACCAAGCAGGTATGGTGGCTGAGAACAAGTTGAATATGGGTCGTGCCGCCGCTGCCGAGGCTGTCTGGAAGGAAGCGGCATATGTTGCTGCTAACACCGCACAGCTACTCGCTGACATCGGCGTACATAAGCAAGTCGTTAACCGCATCCTCGAACCATTTATGTGGGCGGAAACCATCATCACTGCAACCGAGTGGGATAGCTTCTTCAAACTGCGTATTGCCGACGACGCACAACCTGAAATTCAAGCACTGGCAAAAGCGATTAAGAAGGCAATGGACGAATCCGTTCCCGTTGAACGAATTTTTCATCTCCCCTATCTGCGCGAAGAGGAAAACGATTGCTTACGATGGACGTATGCTCAACGGGCGAAAATTTCAGCGGCACGCTGCGCCCGTGTTTCCTACCTGAATCACAACAAGCAAACGCCTTCCGTTGACGAAGACTTTAAACTCGCCGACCGCCTGATTGAAGCAGGCCACATGTCGCCGTTCGACCATCAGGCCATGTTCAACAACGGCGAAAAATATCGCAATGAAAACCGCAACTTTACAAACTGGAAGCCATTCCGCGCTATTCTGGAAGACAAAGAGGTGTATGATGACTAAAAGCCTGAAATTACTAGCCTGTCTGCTGTACGTCACGTTTGCGACTACGGCCTGCCATCCGAATGTCCAGACACATGATTCACCTCTCTCTCCCAAAGTTGATGATAAAGTCACAATTATTGCTATCGGCGACCTCCCTGATGCGCCGCACGAGTTGGTAGAATACGAAGTGGTGTACGATACAAATCGTGTTGTGCGTTGCCTCGGTTTGAAATCAAGGACGGTTAATCAGAACTTTGAACGAAACTCTCTGACTTGTGATTGGGAACGGAGTACCTATGAAGGAAAGCACTAAAGACCGCGGCTGCGCCCGTCGACAATTCAACGATGAACTGTTCGGGGTCATCAACGACACCAGCAAACGCCAAATGGAATTCGAGGAATATCTGCTGCTCACATTCATCGAAGGCGGCGTTGTTGACCTTGCATGTCTCAGCTTCGGCGAACGCGTGAAACTCGACAACCTCGGCGAAGAAGGTGTTATTTTTGCACCAGTAACAGGTCAGTTCCGTATGCAGCGTGCCTACTTTAAAGAGTTGTGCGCTCGCTACGTTAAGACTAAAATCGGCATGGCTTTAGTCGACAGATTTTTAAAACAACCCCTCACGGGTTTATATGGAGAAGACAATGAACGTCAAGATTAAGAAGATTCACCCAGACGCGAAAGTGCCTGTATACGGTAGCAAAGGCGCGGCATGTTTCGACCTGTATGCCGCACGCATTATCGACACTGCTGATGATATTGAACGCACCGTTACATACGGCACGGGTTTGCAATTCGAAGTCCCTGAAGGCCATGTAATGATGATTTACAGCCGCAGTGGTCACGGTTTCAAAAACGGCATTACCTTGGTAAATGGTACGGGTGTAATCGATGCTGATTATCGCGGCGAAGTATGTGTCAAGCTGCGCAAACTAAACGTTAGCATCCACGGTATGCCAGCCGTCGGCGAACGCATTGCTCAGGCGATGATTATCCCTGTTGAGCAGGTGGGCTTCGAAGAAGTCGACGAACTGTCAGACACCGAACGCGGTGAAGGCGGTTTCGGTAGCACGGGGGTTAAATAATGACTTGCACTCAAGCGAAAACACTGAGCTACGGTCAGTATCACGCCATTGTCGACGACAGTGCTGTAACACTGCGCATCGGCTCGAACCCGAAAGACAGCCAAACTGTTTTGGTCGTGCCAAACACCCATATCGACCAAGTACGCCTATTGCTCACCGACGCGGCCAAACTCAAGAATCATCTGCTGGGCATCGGCAAAATCCGCAAATGCGCCAACGTATCGGAGAAGGTGAAAGACTTGACCGACGACGCGCTGGTCGTGCTGATTACAGAAGCCCTCGTAGACCTGAATGCAGCTGCCGAGAAACACGGTATTCCTAAAGAAGACCTGTCTTGCGTGTTGCAGGTATATGCATCGCAGAACCAAGCCTAGCGGCCATCCGACCCATAGTGTAAACTATGGGTTGTTTTTTTTATCACAACTGGAGTAAGGCATGTCTTGTGAAATCGGATATGTAAAAGTTGACCTGCTTAAGGCACTCGGCATGAGTGATAGTCAGGCAATTAAGACGGCTATCGAATGCGCCGCAGCAACAAAGTCCTTCATCGAGTTCGGTGAAGGTACATACACTCTTGATGAGCAGATTCGCATGGATGAGCGTCACGGTGGTATCCGTGGTATCAAGGGTGCGGGTATGGGTAAAACCAACATCGTTTTCAGTTGGGAGCAGCCTGAAAACTGGGACGCGAACTCAAACCGAACAGACGCACGTCGATGGTGTGGCCTTATCGTTGACAGTCTTCCAGACGTAACGTTGGAAGACTTCACCATTGAGTATAAAGGCACATTCTATTGGAAGGGTGAAACCTATCGCGGTTCTGTCATGAATATCATGATGGTTGATACTACCAACGGCTTGGTGCAGCGCGTGGAATCCAAAGGCTCTAACCGCATCGGCATCTTCTTCACCTCGCATAACGGCGAAGTTATCGCTCTGGGTGAAGAGTTTAAGAAAGGCCGTATTACGCTTGAACAGTTGCGTGAATCAACCATTAAGGCCAGTGGTAACCGCGCTATCGATTGCCATTCACACCACAACCGTGTGGCTGGTATCGCCTACGCTTGGCAGAAAGACTTCCAAGCATTCAATAACTACTGTCACCACAACGGCCATGAGGCCAACGGCGGCACTGGTTACGGTATCACCGCTCTGTCAGGCTCTCTTAACTTCGGCCTGAACAGCATGATTAAGGGTAACAAACTCGAACGCAACTACCGTAAGGGTTTGGACTCACACGATGCCTTGGACTTCATCGCCGAAGAGAACAACATTCTCGACAACCGCCTCCATGGTTTTGCGTATGAGAACCGCCAGTATCCAGTGGCCTACATCCGCCTCGTAAACAACACCATTCACTTTGACGGCACGTTTGTGCTTGAGCGTGACGAGAACGTGGCTGAAGGCGCACAGTTAGACCTGAATATGGACTACTATCGTGAAAGCGGCATCCGCATCGAAATCAAGCAGCAGCCGTGGCAACAATGGGTTACACAGGTCAACCCTGAAATCATCATCGAAGGTAACACGATTACGGGTATGAATAAAATCGACACGATTCAGCGCGGTTCTTACTGGTGCATCGAGTATCGAAACAATGACCAAGAAGCCAAGCCAAACGTGAAGATTCGGAACAACCGAATCACTGGCAATGGTCGTTTGACTTCCTTCCTGTCTGCGTTTGCCAAAGCACCAGCCGTCAAATATGGTATGGGCGACTTCTTGTTCTCCGACAATATCATGGAATGCGAGTATTGTGACGGCGTGCCTTTCTACGTTGAAGAGAACAGCAATGCAGCAAACGACCATTCTGTTATTATCGAGAACAACATCGTGAAGGTTACTTCGAAGAACACCGTTACCAAGGCAACGTCTTTGAAGGCCGCTGATAAACTGTTCTTCCGCAACAATCAGTTGCACTTGCCTGCTGATTTCGGTCGACCAACAGCACGCTTCTACGTCGGCAATACGGCTGCGCAAATCAGCTATACCGATAACGACATCTATACACAGGCGTTAATCAACCAAGTTCGTGCCAACTGGCTTGATAACAGCGTATCTGCAAACACGGTTATCCAGCGAAACAGGGTTCTTACAATAAATTATTTGTAATTTAATACTCTGACAAATTAAGCACTTAGCTATATTTTATGGCTAAGTGCTTTTTAATTGCTTGACAATACTTATAGGGATGTATAGTATTCACTCATCAACCAACAACAAACAAAGGAAATACAATGACAACGTTCAATCAATTTGCAGAAATGGTGAGAAATGTAAGCCCCGTGTGTTTGGTGTACATTGACCCAGACGTATACTTTAAGGACGGTGGTATTGAGCGACGTGGGTGCGCAGTAACCTTAACTTGGTACAAAGAAAACTGCGAAATGAGCATAACGTCTCCTTTTAGTGTAATAAACCCTCCAATGAGCGGTCGGAAATATAACATTGAAAGTCTTGAGTTAGACGACTCACCTGAAGACTTAGACTATTACTTCCGTGATGACGAAATGTCTCTTGAAGAAGAAAAGGTTTTACAGGCTATGATGCGAGAAGCATTGATTAATTATGACTTCCTTAATAACGGTTACACTATTGAACATGATTGATAACAAACGAAGGAACTGAAAATGAATAAAGAGTCTTATGATGAAATTACAGAATTATTGAATCAAGCTATTGATTTTATTCATAGCTGCGAATTCTGGAATGGCGGCGACGATGGTTTTAAAGCTCGTGCTTTAATAGGTGATGCCAAGCGAAAACTCAAAGAATTAATGGAGGAATCTCATGATTAAAAGTTCTATGAAAGCAGTGAAATACTTTCTGGGTATTCCAGCAAAGCGTAAAGTGAAAAGTTCGCCGTTGTTTGGTAAAAACAAGCATGATTTCCCACTCTACCAGCACTATAAAGGCGGCCTGTACCGACTCTTGCTGGTAGCACGCTCCGAAGTGTCAGGGCTGGAACAAGCCGTATACCGCTCTGAATCAACAGGTGTTGTCTACACGCGCCCAATGCGTGAGTTTAAAGACAAATTCAAAGAATTCGACGTGGGTATGTGATATGAAATATAAAGACGAAATCGAGGTCATGTTTTGGCATGGTATTAATCGTGACGGCGCAACAGCAACGCATCAAAGCATCTTGCGCGTGGAGATTGCATTTCCTCCCAGCGAACATGGGTTGGCTCGTATCGGCATTGAGCATACACGCGATGACGTTTGTCATCCTATCACTGGCTACGGAACAGAAACTCATTATGCGTTTGCTGATTTATCCGAAGAGGAACTCGATACCCTAATTGACATGTTGGAAACATGTAAATCTAAACTCAAAGAAGGAAATCAAAATGAAAGTAATCAATAACAAACATCACTTCATGGTCGACTTAGAAACGCTTTCGTCAGAAACGAATGCACATATCCTCGAAACGGCTTTGGTTTGTTTTGACCCTGTATCTGGTGAAGTGTATAAGCATGGCACATTTCATGTACGTCATGGCTTGGATAAACAAGCAGGTGCTATTATCAGCGTAGAAACTCTTGAGTGGTGGTATAAAACAAACCGTGGTTATCTTGCCGAATTACTGAATCCCAAAGACGAGGGTAAAGAGGTTTTGGCTTCCACGTTACATCGAATGCAAGCTCTGTTTGACGGCGCTCGCGGCGATGGTGGTCTCCTTGTATGGAATACAGGTACGTTCGACGTGGAATTACTCAACAACGCTTTCAAACGCATTATCAACCCAAACATGACGTTGATTAATTTCTGGGAAGTTCGTGATTGTCGCTCACTCCGAACAATCGGCGATATGTTCCCTCGTTTGCAGCAAACAGTGCCTGAAGCAACGCATAACGCGTATGAAGACTGTATTCGTCAAATCGGGTATATTACTGACGTTACTCAATACTTGGCTAAACAGGACTAATAATGACTGCAACAATGAAACGCTTATCGCGGAATGACATTAAGGTATTCCGTAGTAATTTTGACAGACGCAATGCTGTCATGCACGGCGGTATTTCTTATCCGAAACCGCTACCCAAATCGGTGATTGCTCGCCGAACCTTGCGTCAAGTTGAGATGCGCTTTAAGCATCGTGACGAAGACGATATTTAACTTACCAAAGAAAGGTACTACTATGAAGAAAACTCTAGTTGCTCTGTGCGTTACGTTGGTAGCGTCATCCCAATTGACCATGGCTGAAGTAGGCCGTAGCGCGGTTGCCATCGGCAACTACGTCACTGCTGAAGGCGCAGGCTCAACCGCTGTCGGTATGCACTCCCATGCTTACGGCAACCTCTCCAGTGCATACGGTGCACACGCCGTGGCTACTGGTGTAACCTCTCAAGCGTTCGGTAGTGAGGCTTGGGCGAAGGGTTACTCCACGACAGCCCTCGGTAAAGGTACACTGGCGGAAGGCTCTGCGTCAACCGCAGTGGGTGCTCACGCCACGGCAACAGGCAACAGTTCGGTGGCTCTTGCTTTACACGCAAACGCCATTGGCGGCCAAAGCGTTGCATTAGGTCAAGCCTCGGTAGCTCGTGGCGACCAATCTACCGCAGTCGGCAGTGGTGCAACAACGGAATCCCGTTTCAGCACCGCAGTCGGTACGAACGCCAAAGCCAACCATTACAGCAGCGTAGCCGTCGGCTTCAACTCGACCACAAGCAACTTCAACGGCGTTGTAAATGCGACCGTTGATGGCGTAACCTACGGTAACTTTGCAGGTCATCGTCCGACATCCGTCGTGTCTTTCGGCTCGGAAGGCTTCGAACGCCAGTTGCAAAATGTGGCCGCTGGCGATGTAACCAAAACATCGACCGACGCGGTAAACGGCTCACAACTGTACGCCGTCGCTTCTCAGGTAAGCACCAATGTGAAGGTGAACAATGAGCAGGATATTCGTATTGCGGCAAACAGCGAACGCATTACCAATGTCTATAACACAGTGCAGTCATACTCTTCTTGGATGGAAACGCAGGAATCACAAATTTATGACTTGAAGCTGCGTGACCGCGATTTGCGTAACAAAATCCACGAACTGAACAAACTGATTGAAGGCAACTTCGACACAATTCGTAACGACATCAATAAAAACCGACGCGATAGCAACGCTGGTATCGCTGGCGCAATCGCAATCGGCACAATGATGCAGCCTTACGAAGCAGGTCAAAGCGCAATCACTGTTGGCGCAGGTTCGTTCAAGAATGAAGCCGCTATTGCTATTGGCGCGTCCCATATCACTGAAAACGGTAAGTGGGGTTTCAAAGGCGGCGTGTCTGCTGATACTCGCAAGAACATTGGTGTAGGTTTGAGTGCAGCATACTTCTTCGGCGCGAAGCCGAAAGCCGTGGTTGCTCCGCAGCAGGTGATTGTCAAAGAGACTGTCGTTGTGCGTGAGCCAGCGGTTGTTACTGAAAAGAAAATTCGTCAGTAACTTAATGTTGTAATAAATGAAGCACTTAGCTGTATTTTACAGTTAAGTGCTTTTTAATTGCTTGACAATACTTATACAGGGGTATACTATTCACTCACCAACTAACAACAAACGAAGGAAACCAAAATGGCTTATACCGACGAAGAACTGCGTGAGATGTTGCTCAAGGCAAATATTGAGTTGTCGCGTTTAACCGAGAAAATGCTGAGTATGAAAGCTCCTGCTGAATTGATTCACAAAATCTTGAGCACAAGCAGAATTGATGACGTTGAAGAAGACATACTCAATAGACAAGACCGCTATAAGCGCGTCCGTTCAGCACTGAATTGCCTGTACGATAACGACATTGACCTCCCTTATAACGAAAACGTTTACTTTTTCAATGAAGAAGAAGGCGTTTCGTGGGGTACGATTGAAGAATTGCTCAGTGATGACGCAATATATGACGGGGAAATGTTCGTGTTGACTGTTGAAGAAATTGTGCCGAAGCTGTTGAAACCGATGCTTGACGTGTGCATTGAGGATGGTGATGTTGAAGGAATGCGCCAAGCGACTGCCTCCATCGGCTATGTGTTTGAATTTATGCTCGAAGGTGATAACGATGAGTAAATTGAGGGTTTGCCATGATTATCTGTAAAGAACAACCAGCCTATTGGGACGGCAAGCACCTTCTGCGATGCAAGCATTCGTTGAATAGTAAATCAAAGTTTTACTACTTGATGTATTGTAATCATCTCGGTTATACCAAGTCGGGTAAGATTAAACTGCTTGTGTTCGGTGAACGGTATGCTCATACCAGAGGTGGTCGGGTGCGATATATCGACCGACCATCGAAGGTAGTAGAAGCGAAAGATTATGATGTGTTTAAGGAGTATTAAATTATGGATATTGATAAAAAAGAAGAACAACACAGAAAGTTATATGAGATTGTGCGAGGCGTTGATAATCTCCGCATGATTCTGTTTGAATTGGGTGCAAGTCCTGCATTTATTATTGATAACTTACTGCGTTGTGATGCTGAATACACTGAGGATTATATCAAAGAGATGTCGCTTCGCGTCGAACGCCTGAGTCTGGCAGTCGACCAGCTTAATAAGCATGATATTGATTTGTCTCACATTGGCTATCTGTACTACTTTAGCAAAGAAGGACACTTTATAGCAATTACCGTCGAGGCTTTATTGGCTAACGACAGTGATTATGATGGAGAAGATATTGTGGTCGACCTTTCGGCGGTTATCCCTGAAATTCTCACTCCAGAACTGCATGATGCAGCTAAACGCTCCGACTGGGAAGCGAGTAAGCGCATTAATGAGGCAATCGCCTACGTTCTAACACTACTTGATAAACAAAAGGAAAATTCAAATGAATAAACATCCACATGCAGAACTCATGAAACTGTACGCCGAAGATGCGATGACGACAGAACACCCGTGGTGTTTATGGGAAGTTCGACAAAAAGACATTGGTGCGTGGTCTGATTTAGTACGGCATCCATCGTGGTATCTTGGTTCTGAATATCGTCGTAAACCAAAAGTGGTTGAAATCGATGGTGTAACTTTTCCAGTACCAATAACCAGCACGTTTAACGATTCGGAAAATCAGGAATATTTCACAATACACGTGACTGATTCAGGTGTCGCTGCTGCAAGAATTAAGCGCAGTAGCATGAAAGTTGATAAGTTTCAAGCCTTGCTTAACCAAGGTATGATTTTTGAAAATGCCGAAGATTGCAAACGTTATATTGAGGCATTAACTGAATTAAACAAGAAGATTATTAGTCGTTTAGACGAAAATTCACAAAAGGAAAATTAAAATGGCTAAACATATTCACGCAAAATTAATGGAACTGTACGCAAAAGACGCTGCTGTAAGCGATTCCCCGTGGAAGTTTTGGGAAGTTTACGACCCAGAAGCTGATAAATGGGTAACTTTGCGAAAGAATCCTGAATGGGCTACCGATAAGCTCTATCGACAAAAACCTACGCAATTATCGATTGAGGGTGTTTGGTTTCCAGTTCCCTATGGTGAAGAGCTTACAATCGGTGAGACCTATTATTTACCAGAACTCACAGTTGGTGAAATCAAAGCGGTGTCCATCAAGTGTACTCGCAACACAAAAGCAAGCCTTGAGCGTAAGCAAAAAGACGGTTTTCTGTTTGAAACCTATAACAAAGCCCGTCTTTACGCAATGGCTTTGAAAGAATTAAATGGTAAACTTCGAAAACTCACATATTAATCAATAACTGAAAGACTATTATGAAACGCAAAATTTGTTTTATGGAATACGACAACAACGCGCAGGCGTATGTTGAGACTCACACAACACCAGTGGCAAATCACAAAGGTTTGCCTGAAATTGAAAAGAATGCGCGTCGTGAATGCGGAAAATTGCAACGCGAGAATCCGCTCGCACGCCTCGCATACATCATCTTCAACGAGCATGGGGAGGCCGTAATTAAAAAGGAATACCAAAATGGATAAATTCCGCGTCTGCAAGAATTGCGGTGTTGAATACCCACTCGACAAAGATAATTTCCCGTACCGCAGAAATGAAAACTATGCGAGTGGTATTCAATACCTCTACCGATGCCATGATTGCCAACGCGCATACAATATGGCAATGAAACGCAAACAGCGCAATCGTGATAAAAAGAAAGGTACTAACCGTGAATTCCAATAACCAATACTCCATCTTCCCGAAGGTTGTGAACGACGCGACAGCCGAACCGATGTTCTTGGGTAACAACATCAACGTCCAGCGTTATGACAAACAGAAATACGAGTTCTTTGACAAGATGTACGAAAAGCAAATCAGTTTCTTCTGGCGACCCGATGAAATTGACTTGAGCCGTGACCGCATCGATTTCGGTAAACTCAGTGATGCCGAGAAGCATATCTTCACCAGCAACCTGAAATATCAAACCCTTCTCGACTCGATTCAAGGCCGTAGCCCTTCGGTTGCATTCCTGCCGCTGACATCACTACCTGAAATCGAAGAGTTCATCAACGCGTGGGTGTTCTTTGAAGGTATCCATTCTCGAAGTTACACACACATTATCCGCAACGTGTATCCGAACCCGTCAACGGTACTTGACGACATTATGGTTAACGACGCAATTATGCGCCGCGCCACGGTTATCGGCGATTACTACGACAACCTGATTCAATATACAATGCGGATGCACATGGGCATGGAGTATGACCGCAAAGAACTCAAACGCCGCTTAATGTTGTGCATGGTCTGCGTGAACGTGTTGGAAGCCATCCGTTTCTACGTTTCGTTCGCCTGCTCGTTTGCTTTCGCCGAGCGCGAGTTGATGGAGGGTAATGCTAAGATTATCAAACTCATTGCCCGTGACGAGGCGTTGCACCTGTCGGTAACACAGACCATCCTCAACTACTGGCGAACTGGCGAAGATGACCCTGAAATGACGGAAATCTGGATTGAAAATCAGGCCGAGATTGTAAAAATCTTCGAAACCGCAGTTGAACAGGAAAAAGAATGGGCTGACTATCTGTTCAAAGACGGCTCAATGCTGGGTCTGAACAAAGACATCCTGAACAACTACGTCGAATTCATCACCAACCAGCGTATGCGTGCTATCGGTCTCGATATGCTGTTCCCGAAATCAACGCAGAACCCAATCTCATGGATTAACGCATGGCTGTCATCTGACAACGTGCAGGTTGCTCCGCAAGAGGTTGAAATCTCATCGTACCTGATTGGTCAGGTTGACGCATCAGTAGATAGCAAAGACTTAGCTGATTTCGACCTGTAATTGATAAACCCTCGGTTTCGCGGTAAACTGAGGGTTCTTTTTATAAAAGGATACTTGATATGAATACTTACAAAACACCGCTGTTGAGCGTTGCCCAACGCACAATGGCTCATGATATGGATGTAGCATGGATTCAGGCATGGCTGAACGTGAACTGCGGCACTAATCTGGAAGTCGATGGTGTCTGGGGTACGTCATCCCGTGCTGAATTCATCGCTGCTATGACCTGCCGTAACGCAAAAGCAATCACTGAAGACGAAATGAAGTCATTGGTTCGCCGTCTCGGTGACGTAAATGACAAGCGCATTAAGGCTATTGCTAAAGTTGAAAGTGCTGGTAGCGGCTGGTTTAACAGCGGTCTGCCGAAGATTCTCTACGAACGCCATAAGTTCTGGAAGCATGTGCATAACGCGGTGAACCGCGTGAAGTCATGGTTTGCCAATCCTCTGGCTGGTGATTACACCATGGATGCAAACAGCAACGGTATTAACGACAGTTGGGAGAAACTGTCTCTGGCCATCGGTAAAGAGCCTCTGGCTGCGTTAATGAGCGTGTCTATCGGTAAGTTTCAGGTAATGGGTGAATACTATGCGCAATGCGGCTACAACCATCCAATCGAGATGCTGCACGCGTGCAGCCGTAGCGAACTGGCTCAATACGAATTACTGGTCTCATACATCTTGAATGTTGCCAAGATTCTGCCTGCCTACGACATGCTCTCAACCGACCCAGAGAAGTGCCGCTCGTTCGCCCGTGCGTATAACGGCGCAGGCTATGAGAAGAACCGTTACCACGTTAAATTGGCGGAGGCAATGAAATGATGAAATACCTCACAAAACCTATCGGAATCGTCCTCGCGGTCATTCTTGTTCTGTGTATCGGCGGTGTGATTGAGAAATATCGCGTAGAAAGGCTCGTAGAAGCGTCGTATATGAAGGGTAAGGCCGATGCTATGGCAAAGGTATTATCCGACACGCAAAAGCTCTCTCAGACGCTCTCAGCGCAACTGAGCGTCGAGTTTGACAAGCACAACGAATACATCATGCAATCAATCAACGAAGAAAGGATGCAGCGAAATGAAGTTGCAAAATTACTCACAACAGGTGTTTATGTTAATGGTAATTGCCATGAGCTTACTGGTATCGGCCTGCTCAACGACAAAATCCGAAGCCGTTATCTCGCACCTAACCCTACCAGCCCTGCCAAATAATCTGGCCGCCCCATGCGCCCCACTGGAAGAAATCACCGATTTGAGCGCAAAAGCTAATTATTTATGGCAATTTGACACCATTACCAAGTATAATGAGTGTTCCGCGTCGAAAGACGCACTTGTTAATGTTTACAACACACTTAAGGATAAATTAAATGAAGAACGTAAATAAAGAAAACTTCATCGCTATGCTGATGAAGAATGGCAACGTGAGCAAGGCCGAAGCTACCGCCCAATATAACAGCTTCGTCAAGACTTTGGATGAAGCCCTGTTGACTGGTAAGACCGTACTGATTGGCGACATTTGCCGCATGAAAGCAACCATGCGTAAAGGCGGTAAAGGCATCAACCCTCAGACTGGCGATATTGTTGACCGCAAGGACTGTCCGCGTATCAAATGCACTGTCTCCAGCATGTTTGCTCCGAAAATCGAAGCCGCTGTTGCCACTGGCGACAAATAAAAATAACCCCTCCGACTTTTAAATCGGAGGGGTTTAACCCACTCAAACAAAGGAAAATATACCGTCTTTAGGTATATTTAATTGTATCCGTCTTTGTCGTTCTCGTCAACACCAAACCACTTACCCAGCTTGCGTTTAATGCCATTGGTAATGGTATCAACTAGGTCTTTTACAAAATCAGGCAACAAGGCATTAATTGTCAGAAGTACGTCATCTGCGATATAGCCGATAACCCATCCGACTGTTGCCGATTTCATTACTGTGCTATTTCCCATCCAAGTCTCAATCACAGCGGCGGTGCTAAGAACCGCACTGATAAGCACCAAGATATAAACTCGATACCCGACTTCTTTAATGGAAACCCCTAAAAGTACGGCGATTGCTGCTGCCGCCATGCCTACTATTGTATTTAAGTTGAGTATGTCGTTCCACATTTTATTATCCCAATTGTTGATGCAGTTCACGGTTATGCTTCCCCATGTGACGACCTGCAACAATAATCAGGATACCCCAAATCGGATACGCTACCATGAAACCGTTCAAGGGCGGATACGCTGCAAGAAACGCCCAACCCATTAGTAATATCAGAAACCCCGATAATTGTAACATTAAATCACTAAGCAATCTGCATTTAATGCACTTGGTATTTATTAGCAGGGTTATATTAACAATAACACCTGAAAGGTTCGCTATGAACCAGAACCACCAGTCATCCTTGCTCACTTGGTAAAAGTTTGGCATCACCGTGTCATTGATGTGTCGGTCATACAACATGAGACCCAATGTTAAGAGCATGATGAAAATTGTGAATATTTTGAGTTTGGTTGCAAAGTGTACAACAACCCATTGTTTTATAGATTTCATTGATTTAGTTCCTTAATGAAAAAAACATCTAACCCGAACTATAATAGCACAGGTTAGATGTTTCGTTCTAGTTCTAGTCAAAAAGCGCGGTTTCAACAATCCATCTAAACTTTTGCCAAGATGTTAAGTTGTTCCGTTCGGTTTCAATCTCAATACCAACCGCTTCAGGCCAGTGGCGTTGGATGAATGCTTCTGAAATGGCTTTTATCTCAGTTGCTTCAAGCACTTTGCTGTACAGCAGGAAGTCGTTTATTACCGTGTCACTGTCGGTATATTCGGGATTGCCAAAGTGATGACGAACCCCCAAGTGAGCCTTTCCAGTCGCAGGCAATTCATACAACCATTTATCACCAGCTTTCAGGTTATACTCAGGCACGCTTTCCGACTTAGCAAACATTAATCGACCACTGCCATTTTGCAAATAGCTCGAACCAACTTTGATGTATTTTGCATTCTCTGGCGTTGTGAATGAAGCCGAACGTTCGATTAAGCCCTCGGAGTTTGACGAGCCGTCTTCAACGGCAACAACCTCATCAATAAGCGTCTTATCTGCGTCGTAGATTGCGTAGAACAGATAGCCGTCGCTATGTTCGGCATTAACCTCAGACTTGAGCGCATAAGCTGTGTTGGGCAAAACTTCGATGAAATCTGATACCAGTTGTGCTGATTGAACGCCGTAGATAGTATCTGTTTCATCAATAGTGTTGTGAATCGCGTCGGTGATACTGAACAAATTCTCAACACCAGCAGGGTCGTATGGGAATTTAACAGGATTCTCCGCAACTGCAACACTTTCGCCGTCGACAAACATTTCAACACGATATTCAACCATATCAACAGTCACCGCTACATCATGGAACTTATCGTCAACGTGGCTGCTTATGTCAAATTCCTTGCTGAAATAAACAGGCAATTCATCACCGACCCAGAACACCAGCTTGCCCTCATATACTGCAAAGGCGAACCGTTGATAACCCAACGTTTTAGCGGCACTCTCAACTTCCCCAATAGTGAAGATTGGAACATTATTTGACCCAAATTTCAAACGGGCAATTGCGGTGAACGTATTGCTATTCATCACATTATCATATGGCAAGTCAATCCAGTGGTCTACGCCTAACTCTGGCACTTTTGTGCCTTTTACCGCACCATCAACCTCACCAGTGCCGTGAACAACGGCTGGCTGGGTATTAGAGCCTACGCGCGGCACAAGCGGCTTTTTCGACAAGTCATAGTGATATACCAAATCGGGGACGGATGCGCCAAGTTCCAATTTAACCTCACCCTTAGGCGCGATAAATGTGTGGCTTGTTTCTTCGGTGTTTTTAACCTCCTGAATCAAGCCTTCATCGCCTTCGATATTAGGGTTGAACAGCTTAATGCTGGTTGTTTGTCCTTCCTCTGGAGTGACTGAACCACTGCCCCAATACACGTTTTGAGGAATCATCTGTTTGCGATTTCGTGTATTCCATGAAAGCTCAATCGGCTTACTTCGGCTTACCTGCTCAGGATAGTAATTCTCGTTGATTGTGACAGAGTTCACTGGTGCAGGTCGGGCGGCGCGGCCAATCAAGTCAGCAGTTACTTCCTTAGAATCATCAAGGCTTGTCGAATTGCTTACCGACTGCGCTACCGTTTTATATGACAGTGTTGAACCGACTGCGTAGTTGTTCGGGTCGGAAACATTGCTTACCGTCACAATATAGCCAATATCACCGTAGACGTGGAACGCTGGCAGGGTGTCAAGAATACCGCGTTTAACCCGAATCGTACCGTCATCTTCGATAGCGTCAATACTCATACACTCGTCATTGACTACGATATACATGTCTTCAGTAACAACAGGAGGTTGACCGTTAAAGTCATCCACCCTAAAGGTTTTAAAAGTAGGCGCAACGTCTTGTGCCAGTCTGAAAGTGGGATTAAAAGAAACGTCATCTGCCACCTTTTTTAAAGCACTGCCGCCATTAGACGCAAACAGGTCATAGTTCATTGTTGCCAATGATGGTTTCTCTGCCAGTATCAGTGGGTATGTTGAGCCGCCATCAACCAGTCGAATAACGCTGTTGAGATTCTCGGCAGGCGTTACGGTTTGCAAGTCGTGATACGACGCTTCCATAACGCGCATTGTCTTGATTGGTTCGGCGGTAAGAACGACTCGGTTCAAATCTTCTTCGGGCGAAGTATCGTCAGGAATGACCTCGTAGGACGACTTGGTAATACCGAATATATCCTCAACAGCCTCAACCTCAATGATGCCGTCGTCAAACTCACCACGAACAATAGAACCCACTCGGCAAACCATCGACTTGATACCCAAATTCTTCCACTGCAAGACGAATACATCACCGTTTTGGAGCAGGTAATTCAGACGGTTAATCTTAATCGACATTTTCGCGATTGAAGAACTTGTCAATTTCAACTCACGCTCAGCAATCAACTCGGCAATATGCTTGGTATGTACGCCCTTGTAAGTTTGCGATGATGAAATTACGCCACGCTGAATTTCAATCGCGGCTAAGTTCTGTTTCACAAGAACAACGTCGGATTCATTGCGGTCTTTGTATGTGAGTACTATTTCATTTGCACCATCGCCCCAAGAGGAGCGTTCGAAGCGGCTGATTTCCACGATGGAGCTTTCGTCCAATACAGGAAGCTCGCTTACTGCGTAGTCGTTTCGGATGAGCAACAATTCGAAACGACCAGTGATTACGTTGACACGGATAACGCCGTCGATAGTATCCAAGATTTCAGCATTGAAGTCTTCGATTGTTTTAGCACTATCCCAGATAATCGACATCCCGAACTTCTCGTCGTACAGCTTGTCAGCAGCCTTACGGAAACTCTCTTCGTCAATATCGGAAGGGTGATAACCCATGCCCCAATCACCGTTGGTTAACGTTTTGTATAGGATATGTGCAGGATTCATATCCAGAACAGGGAAGGTTAGTTTTTTACCGCCCTTGGTATATTCAACAACACCGCCGTCAATAGCCGCCTTTTCTGGATACCATAATCCGTGAGTCCAGCCACTGTTAATGGCTTGTACGCGAACCCATGTCGATTTGAAATAAGGGCTGTTTCCCCAATAGAACGGACGAGTATACTCTGGCATGGTTTTGAGTTTCACACGAACTTCTTGCCCAAAAAACTCATCTGCTGGGAATCGAACAGTGTGTTCACCGTTCTCACGCCAACTGCCATGCTCATACAAGCCTGCGACGCTATCAATAAAAATAGCTTTGGTATACGCCATAGCAACGCCGCGATTGGTCTTGTATTTTTCTCTCAACTGAGGAATCGCACCCAATCTACGCTCTGGTCTGTTCCAGTTTCTGCCGTCTTTACCAGTGTCCTCAAATGCGTAACCAGTACGGTTGCCTGCTGAGATTTCTTTGAGATAGTCAAGCAGTAACGCGTCCGTAAGCTCCCCATTTTCCTTACCAGCGATAATCTTTAATGCTTGCAAGGAATTGTTGATTCTCGCAAAGGCATCTGGAACATAGTTACCATCCCCTCTAATTCGCTTAAGATGTTCAGAAATTGATTTACTGATTCCCTGATACATCTTCTCGCTGATTGTACTTTTATCCCAATCAATAGTCCGATAGTCGCTATCTGGCACATAGCCTTCGTCGCCAAATACCATAGTGAGTAGACCTCGTTGTGCGGAGGTCTCCCCTCGGAAATGCTCGATGTATGGGTCTACTTGCTGGTCGGGTTTACCCGAATGAATATTTACCGAACCAGCGACACCACCTTCCTTTTTATCCCCACCAAAAAGCTCATGCTCGTTGATATAGAGTCGACGGTCTTTAGATTGACCCTGCCAAGCAGACTTCTCGCCAAAAATGAGTTCTGTTACAAAATCAATAGGGGCGTGACAGATTGTCATCACCATACCAAGAGAGTATTTGTAACCTATCGTCTGGGCTTTTGCTTTGCGTCCCATTATTTACCTTCTTTCATTTCACGTTGTTTGGCGGCGGCAATAGCGTTTTTCACATTAATGTCGTCGATATGTTCGAGCTTGGAGGCATCAATTCCGTTTTGGAGAAAGTCCCACCAATCAACACCGTATTGGTCGGCGAGATATTTAGCACCCGTATGGCATGTACCACACACCAATACGTCGTCAATCTTAACAATAGTCATGATTTAATTTCCTCTGTTTTAGGGTCAAAATAATCGGTTACTTGCGGATTCTTAATGAGTACCGTTCCGAAGACGACGGGGATATTAGCCCCTTCTTCTGCGGTCGGGATGTCTGGGTTTGCTGGTGATGAATTATTGTTACCCTTATTCATTCGTTTGGCGGAGTAGTAGCTCATCGCCATCGAAATAACCATCATCACAATGGCTACGATAAACTGATATGGCATTGGGAGTCCTTTTAGTAAATGTTTGAGTATTGGAAAGGGTTTTGAATCGGAATAAACGGCTGACCGCCATAGTTGATGATGTTGTTGAACTTGGCCTTACACGTTGTATGTGCGTGGTCGCAGCCAGCAAAGGCTGTAACCTCTGTCTTACCCGAAACAAGCCCCAATGGGGGAATGCTCAAGGTGATTGTTGAACCAGTTGATTCAATGACATGGCGGCGTTCCAACACGCCCGTTTCACTGTTCTTATATTGCACATAACCACCTGCGAACCAGTTATCAGGTTTACCGCTTTTAAACGTGATGACTGTTCCGACAACACTTCTGGCAACTTCAGTGACTGAAAACTCTTCCTTTCTTACACCGCAGTTTTTACCATACAGGGCATGGGAACAGCTACGGCTGAATTTTCGAGTTACGCCAATGCGCATCAATGACGAGAAGATGCTTTCACCAATCAACACAATCTCGTCATTTTCCCATGCTACATTGGTGATTCGACCCTTCCATACTACCACAGTCATCAAATCTGGCGCAATAAATCCAAGTTCGGCATGATACTGACGGATTGTCACGGTAACTGGTTCACTCGGCGGAGTGACCTTGAACACATCACCCAACGACGTATTGCGTCCTGTTCGTATTTCCAAGTTGGCTTTTGTCGTGTCCCCAGTATCCTCAATCTCACCGCGTTTAATCGGAACTGATTTGTACACCTTACCATCAAACGTAACGTCTTCAGTGTCGGTCGTGAACGTCCAGACACCACCCGTGAAGGCGATGTCATAGAGTTCAACGGGAGTACCGCTTTCAGCGGATGTTTCATAACCATGATAATTATTTTGCATTTTGAATTTCCTTTACTTGTTGGAGGGTTAATTTTATCTTTGCAACGGTAGACGATACATGTTCAATCTCAACGTCGTCGGACGCAAGCCGCATTCGTTGAACAAAACACGCAGAGGTAATATCTTCTTTCAGAATACTGACTGGTATTTCCTCTTTAACGTGAATTCTGGCATTTTCACCAAGTTTTTCAATACGCTCGATTGTGAAAAAGTAGGAGTTATCTTTTGTGCGGATTCGTAAAAAACTCCTGTTGTCAGCTTTCTTGAGCATCGAACTTACACGATAATCTTCAACAACGATGGCTTTCGGAATAGGAACTTTCCTGTTGACGGTTGACAGGATGTCGTTTACCACAACAAGGTCTTTTGTTTCAGTCGGAACGTAGAACGATTTCAACTGGCCTTTCTGACGCTGAATAAATCTACGCCACCATGCCGTTTCAACCCTGCTTCTTGCCACAAATGTTAACTCCCGTGAGGCCATACTCGGTACACCTCTGTTAAACCATGCCTTAGCGCCAAAACCGTAGTCAATGATGGTTACGTCGGACTGATTACGCTCGACAATTTCATCAGACCAATTCGGGCGTTTAGTCAGCACTTCAGCACCATTCAGCATTTCAAGACCATCCTCATGACCACTCAGTTTACCGATATTGTTTTGTTTACCAATAATGTCAGCTGATATGTCCATGAATGATACTGCGGATGTCATATTGGTCGATGTAACCGTTGGGTCAAATCGAATATCAACGGATGGATAACAAATTGCTGTCGCATAAAACGTTCTTGCCACAGAGGTTTGCAACACTATATCATTCCCGTCAATACTGTCAATTACACCAAACTCGTAATCAAATGGATTGTTCCAGAGTATTATTGTTGCACCTGCTTGCAGAGTGTCAACACCGCTTAAGTCGACACATTTCAGACGCGTTGCTCCTTTAATGAGAGACTCTCGAAGACGGATAGACTGCCACCAGATTGGGCATAGGATTGGTTTATTGTGCATTGCGTACAAAACATTTCGCATTGTACTTAGAAGAGCATAACGCGGCGTTGCCATGTGGGAGAAGCTGCGTCTTGGCTGACTCATGAAGCCCCTACGCTGTTCGTTTTTGTTATAGCTAACAATCACATCTGTTTTGTAAGAGAACTTTTCACGCAAAGGCTCGCCCCAATTAGGCTCGACGTTCCAGATTAAACCCCTAGTGCCTTTCAGGTTGATTGTTACTATTTGACCGTTCTCAAAACGCAGAATAACTTTACCGTCAATTTTCGTTGAGCCGTAAAGTGACACTTCAAGCACAATTTTCTTCGTCCGTAAGGGAGCTAGATTAATTGGAGGTTTTCCCGTCACTTCCGCTACTGAGATTCCCTCCAAGTTAATCAGGTCAACTTTGACGAGTGTCTGTTCAACCAAATGGGAATTATAGACTTCTAATTCAGTCGTTGTTTCAGACACAATGTGACCGAGATTCACGTCGGATACTTCACCGACGCCAGATATGATGCGGTGATGCCATAAGTCCATATCAGTACGCAGCATAACTGCGTTGTTTGCTTGAGCCATAACAAATCCTATTTAAATTTAAATCCAACGCCTACATGCGAACTCCATAAATGCTTAAATATACCGTCCTTTTTTTTGGTGACAAGTGGGAAAACAACCCAATCACCCATTATTGTCACAGGCTCGATATTTTCGATTGAAAGAGTACACATTTCGTTGTTGTAAAATACTTCAGCATCTTTCACAACCACCCTAGCAACCTCACCGTCTATTAGTTTGGCGGCCTCTTCAACTGCCTTGTCAGCGACACTGAGAGTTAATCGATGCGGGTTCATAAGCTCCCTGTTGTTGTATTTTGAAGAGCCATATAGGATGTTGGTATTCTCTATATCATACATCTCAACCAAGCCTTCTTTTAGCGGTATATTGATTGGGCAAGATAGTCCATAGTAAACAACACAACTTGGCATTGGAGTATCATGCAGCCAAGCTCTAGCGGGTATACCGTCATAGAGAACAGTTCTACAACGTAAGTATCTTTCAGGACGACCCATATTGCTATTTGAACCGTAACTATTGGAAAAACTACCACCAATGGACAATTCATCAACTGACGGATTACTACCGTCTGGCATAAAAGTTATATATATAAACTCGCCACCGATGTCACGCCCAATCGTACTAATTCCATTATCATACGACGGATGCCTACCAACAATGAAATGTACAAATTGACCCTTCTTTACTTCAGCAGAAAATGCAACAAAACTCTTTGTCGTTGTGACGTACAAGTTTACAAACGGGAACAAGTATTTACCACATTCTGTTGCAGCAGGATATGATTCCGACATCATCGTGTCAAAGCGGTCATAAAATAAACGAGAGGCGTTCCCGTCGCGAGAAATTGAAATAGAAAGTATATTTCCAGCGGAAGCGTAATTGCGCTTTATCCCAAAGTTAAACCATTTACCCTCTTTATGTTTTATTGAAAAACCAACATCAGCACCGTCGAAAACTACTTTCGGTAAAGTGTTGAAATCAACAGCGTTGTTAAACATACCGCTTTGTAACAGATATTTTTTGATTTCAACCAAAAACTCGCTTATTGTGTTGATTGTGCCTTCATGTTTCACGAATGCCATATTTTACTCCATTAATAATGCAAGCCAACGATTGTAGCTGCTGCTGTCTCTGTCGCTGTTTTGCATCGACGGAAAACACAAATACCGTTTATCCCCAATAATCAACTCCTTTTCGGGCGTGTTATTCAAACCACTCACAAAATAAGCACCTTGCAACCAGCCGACAGTGGATGCTTCGCGCCAATGACCAACGTGAGTATTAATTGTAGCAGGCAAACTATACACTGCTGTTATTTCTATTGGGTATATTACATGTAAGCCACTCACAGTCGTAACGTATCTATACGGTAATATATAACCACTCGTGTACTTTTCAGTATCCCGTCCGCCACCCAGAGACTCAGTGCTTTCAGCAATCATCGCCACGACTCCATTTGGGGTATTGCAAAAACAAGAGCTTATATCCCCCTGTGAACCAGCGGTGTCGTCTTTGGTGAACGGGTCATGAAACCCACCGTAATCAAAATTTATCTCATGTATTGGCGCACCAGCATCTTCATCGCCGATTCGCGCGTAGTTATTGTTATGACTGCCTCCGATATACATAGGATATGTATTTTCCAAATCAGTCCCAAATTGCAACATAAACCCACAATACATGGAAAGGTAGTATTGCTCCACCTTAACCACAATTATAAATCTACGCCCATTTGCGACGAACCAATAATTCATTGATTCATTCTTTAACGGAATTGCTGTAAAAATGTTTCCAAATTTAACCTTTGCAAAATAAGTAGAAATCTCTTTGGCTACATCATTTTGTGTAGCATACCATGCGCATAAAGATGTAATTTTGTACTTCTCATTAACGTACATCGCCATTGGCACAACAATCGTATCCTGACCATCGAGGCCGTGTCCGATAAAACGTCGACGATATGCCCATCCGAATTTCACTTCCTCTTCTTCATCATACATATCGTCATAGGTCTCATCTACATCAACAACCCCACCACCATCGCTATCTTTAATAACCTCCCATGCTTGGTTGGCTTGAACCAATTCGGGATTTGTTGTCAGAAACTTTTCGAGCTTCGACACCAAATCCCTTGCATTGGAGGCTGTTCCTATTTCGACAGCCATTACTTTTCCTTTCTACTAAGCCCCACCAATTCGTTTAACCGCGCGTTGCTCTCGACCCATTGCCTTGATAAGAACTTTCCTACCACTACTTGATGCCAGAGCGAGGTTCATGGCCTCTACTGGGTCGAAGGTGTTGATAACAGTCAACTGCTGCTGGTTCGATGATGAAGAATTTGCGTTATCTCTATGACGAGGGTCATTTTTAGTGATTACCTCCTCACCTTTCTGTAAAACAGCAGGAACTTCGTTTGGTGCAAGTCCTGCAATACCACCACTATGATAACGTACAGCACCTTCGAAAACAAGCGGATTCACCTTCTTACCACCAGCCTTACCACGTCCAACAACACCACCTGTATGGAACAGGCTTGCGTATTGACTGAAACTTGACGTGTCTGGCATTTGAACATCATTGCCGCCGCCGCCAAAGTATGACTGAAGGGCTTTCTGAATAGCAAGGCTAATCAGTTGTTGGATAATCACCTTTGCCATCTGACGCAAGGCTTCAGCCGCCCACTGTGCCATAGCCTGACCCAGACTTGCAAAAGCATCCCGACTGCTGGTTGCACCCGTTGCGATACCAGCTAAGCCACTCGCAATTCCTTCAAAGGCAGTCATCGCACCGTCATTAAGCACGCTGTATGCGGTGCTCATCAACTCAACTTCACCCTTGCTATGCGTAGTCTCAGTGCGAACTTCTTTGACCTTGCTCACAAGATTGGTCAAGTTTGCGTAAGCAGCGGAATCACCGAATGCGGCCATAATCTGTTGAGCATTCTCAACAAGTTCTTTCATCTGCGGACTGATGTTGTCGAGATACGCCTGAACATTTTCCTCCATCTTGGTAATTGACTGCTGACCGCTTATCACGAGTTGCTCTTGCAATTCTTCGAACTGGCGTTTGCGTTGCAAGAAGTCGTCCAGTCGCTTAGCCATGGAGTCAACGGCAAAGTTTGCGGCCTGACGGCGTGGGTTTGTTTGCGGGTCGGCTTGACCTGCTTTAAGCTGTTCACGTTGATTCAGAATCGCCGTTTGCTGTTCAGGAGACAGCTTGTTAAACGCGTCGCTGTTGATGATTTCATCCAGCTTTTTAATCGCATCGGTCATGCGCTCAACATATTTCAGAGTGCTTTCAGACATCTTAGTCTGAGCCTCATCGATAGTCAGAACACCACGGGAAACCGCACTGCCGATGTACTCAGCACTGTTAGCGCGTTCTTTCTCAATATCGTTGCGTTTTTTCTCAAGCGCATCAAGGAAGGCATCAACCTGTTCACCAAGGGCTTTCTGCGCCTGTAATTCGGCGTATTTCGCCAGTTGCGGCTCAAGCTGTTTAGACCAAGCGAAGGCTTCCTTACGGCTGACGTTCTTGCTCTGAGCGTATTCGAGCGTCAATACCTCCAGCATTTGCTTAACTTGGTTGTCGGTGTCAGGCTGAATGATGTTTTTGAAGCCCTCAACAATCTCGTTCAGCGTAGAGCCAGACAGGTCGACAGACAGGGTTGATGGGTCGCGGTTAATCAAACCTTCAACGCCGTTGACACCCATCGCTTTGTACATTTCACGAATCGCGTCACGGGCACTTTCAGTTACCTTTTCAACCAGAGACTCGGCTTTATCAAACGCAGCGTCGTCGTCTTTCTGCTGTTTGGTTACGGCCTTATCCTGTTTCCAACGTTCCTCTTGTGCTTTGTAGAACTCAAGAACTTTGTTGTCATTGCCTGCGTTATGGCTTACTGAGCCAGTTGAGCCTGTAATCGTTACGGAGTTACCACCAGTGAGACGAACAATTGTTGGCTTGTAGTTCGGGTTACGAGCCATTTCCGCCAAGTATGCACGAGAAGATGCGCCTGTTTTGGCATCAATACCATACTTACCCTGCTTGGTGTCAGACACCCACTCGTTACCGTTATAAATGGATGTATGGCCATATTCGTGGCCTTTGATAGCACCCCAGCTAACCACGTCGCCTTTTTGCGGAACGTAATTTGCTGAATATGGAACTTGTTGCCAGCCCTTACCGTATTTCAGCAGGTTTTTGGCTGTCACATTACCGTTACCCTTGATATACGGAGCGGCTTGTGAATCAACAGCAGCCAGCGCACGTTTAACGTAGGTAGCGCATTGACCTGTGAAGTCAGCAGCAGCCTTCTTAGTAGCCAAGTCAGCAGCCGCAGCAGCGCGTTTATCTACCGCGTAGGAAGACGTACCTGTTGAACCACCAGAAGAGTAATTCTCATACGGGTCATTTGCTGCATATTTTGATTTAACCTTCTGACGCTCACCGAGATACCAGTCACCGAGGTTGTTGTAACCCTTCATTGGGTCATCTTTGAGACGGCCTTCACGATAATCGATGAGTTTTTGAATCATCTTCTCGTAAGACAATTCTTTCTCAAGTCGTCGCAGCGCAGCTTCTTCGGCGCGTTGTCGAGCCTGTTCAGCTTTCTCACGAGCTTTGTTGACTTTCTCGTCAAGGTTTTTGGCTTCTTCGGCCTTCTTAGCAGCGTCAGCGGTTGCTCGGTTCGCAGCATCCAACGCAGTCTTTTGAGTAATGTCACTGTCGGTTTCGTTAACCTTTTTGCGCATCTCTTCAAGACGCTTGTTGAGTTTGGCCTCTACGCCGTTCTCGTTAACCTCCAACGATACATCCATGGAGATTTGGTCGGCATCTGGTAAAGCGGCCTCAATGCCTTGCACTTTCTTAACGACGTAATCGGCGAGACCGCCGATATACAGGAATGTTGTCTTGAGCGCAGCGGTTAATGCGTCAATCATTCGGGCGATATATCGAACTGCGCCAGTCCAACCACTCTCAAACTCTTTGGCACTTTTGTTGGATTCTTTAGTTGTGTCAACGAAGAATGAGCCAATCCATTCCGTTGCGTCGGCAACCAAATCACCAATGCCTTTTATCACAACGCCGATGGCTTCGGAAATCAAACCGAACGCCTCGGAAATCAACCACAGCACGTCTGACAACATCTGCATACCAGACACAGCATCTTCAGACTCACCGCTCAATCGGTTAATGCCGCGTACAATACCGTCAAAGATTGCTTCGACAAGCTCGAATACGATGAATGCTTTGAACAAACCAAACGCAATCTTCGCAGCGGAAGCGAGTACGCCAATCAAACGGCTAATCGGAGCAACAAGCAGACCCAAGCGGCCACCAGCAGCAGCCGCGCCACCCAAGCCGCTACCGACAGACGGAGCTACTTTTGCGATAAGACCCATCTTAACGGCGAAGTTCGTAATAGCCGCGCCAGCAGTCTTCAGACCGAGACCAAACGTGCGCATTGTCGCAGCCAGCGATACGAACATCTGAGCCGCACCAATGGCCAGCAATGCGCCGAACGCAATTACCAGTTCGTTGGCGTGTTTAACCGCCCAGCGTAGAGCCTCAATAGCGACATTCAATGCCTTTGCAATTGCCTCAGCCCATTGTTTAGCTTCGTCCGAGCGAAAGAAGTCACGCACTTCGCGCAGCAATGCAGTGAAGTTATCCATAACGCCAGCGTCGGCAATAATACGAATCCAGTCTTTGAACGCATTGTTCAGACGTGACTGTTCCGCAACGAGGGATTTCTGAGTTTTCTCGATGTTTGAGCCATATGTTTGCTCAATCAGAGCGGCCACTTTCGGCAATACGTCAGCGGCCAAAACTTTACCGTCTTTCATCATGGTCATCAATTCGGCATTGCTCACGCCCAATGCTTTGGCAAACAGGTTTGTCGCAGCAGGTAAGCGGTCAGCCAATTGACCTTTCAATTCCTCGGCCTGAACGGTTGTTTTAGACAGCATTTGCTCAAGGGCTTTGTAGATACCAGATTGCGTTTCGGCATCTGCACCCATCAATTGACCGAAGCCCGAAAATTGCTCGAAGATGTATTTAACGGTTTTCGAATCAAGTTTCGCTTCCTTACCAGCGACAAACAGTTTGGCCGAATCTTGAATAATCGTACCCAGTTCCAAACCCATGCGCTCGGCGGTATCGCGGAAGTATTTCTCCAGTTCACCAGCGGTCGTATCCCAGTTGTCGGCCAACACTTCGGCACGAATCTTCAGCGTAACGCCTTCCTGACCGTCTTTGACGACTTTATCGAGTGCCAGATACAGACCACCCAGAGCCGCGCTCAGAGCCAACACTTTACCGCGTGCTTGTTGCAGGAATACCAGAATGCCCTGTTTACCTTTCAACCAACGGTCGAAGGCATCCGCAGTAGAGCCTGTCGAATCAGACAGGTTTTTGATTTGAGAATCCAGAGCTTTTGACGCAGCGGCAGTACGCGCAGCGTTTGCCGCCAGACGTTGTTCTGCCTTGGTAAGTTTGTCTACATTAACGCCTGCTTCACCAAGTACACGGGCGGTTTGCTCAACAGCAACCTTCTGACGGGCGAAAGCCGCGCCAGATTGGTTCAGTTGCGCTACCAATTGACGCAGTTTGGCAATCTCTTGGGTCGTAGCATTACCGCTGGTAACTTTTGAATTCAGTTTCGCATGTTCGGCACGAGTTGTTTCATACGCTGTACGCAGTTTCGCTAATTCAGCAGACTGCTTACGATACAGGTCGATGTTACCAGCTACGACTTTGAGCTTCTCTTGAGCAGCACGCAGCTTATCCATGGCATCACTCAAGGCTTTCACGTCGGTCGCTGATTTGCGCATAGCCGTGCTTGCGTTTCGCACAGACGTAGTAATATCAGCCATCGCGTTTTTGTGGTCGCGTGACGGATTGAGTGCCCTACCAACTGCGTCTGAAACTGACGGCTGTTGCGCAGCACGCGCTTCGGCGAGTTGTTGAGCAATAGATACGCGTTGTCCGTGCATTCGATTGCCTTTGCTTTATACGTTGCGACGTCGAGCGGCTTCAGCGGCTGCTTGTTGTTGTGCCAGCTTCAGGGCTTCCTGTTGCAGGCGAATCTGTTCTTGCAACTCTTTGCGTCGGTCGCCAGCGCGTGAGGTTATCTCATTCTGGCGTTGCAACGCAGCCTGTGCGTTACGCATGTCGATGATGGTTTGCAGCGTGCGCTCATAGGTTTTTGTCAAACCTTCCTGCGCACGTTGGATGTTGTTTGTCGCCAAGCCATGCGCTTCAGCTTCAAGACGTTGACGCTCGTATGCGTCAGCCTGTTTCTTAGCGGCCTCGGCTGCTTTAATTTGCGTATCCTCCAAGCGCGCCAGTTTGTCTGCTTGGGCTTTGGTAGGCACACCGAGAGCACTGATTTTATTGGCGAAATCGTCATATGCGTCGCTCGCATCTTTGGCGCGTTCTGCGCTGGAGGCTACGTTGTCGGCGAGTTTTGACAACTTACCGAGCATTGTTTGTAACTCGGTAAGTTTGGTTGCGGCGGAAGCCAAACCCTTCAGGCTGGCTTCGTAGGCTTTGAAGTCGGCCTTACCCTTGGCGGCGGACTTTGCCTGTTCGTTCAGGTCGTCTTTAAGACCTTTGATGTTTTTGCGCACATCGTTAATTGTTTTGCCACTGTAATCCTGTGCGCGGATTTCTAATTCAACTGAGCGATTTTCAGCCATAATGACCAGTTCCTATGTGATTCAGCATTTCTCGTAATGCCATGTTCAACTCTTTCAACGCATCCTGTTTGATGTCGGTGTTACTCGCGTCGAAAATCATTTTTGTCAGAGTTCCGTATAAAACAAAGTCCTGACGGCGACGTTCGCGTATTAACTCTGCCTCATTACGCAACATTATAAGCGAATAAAGGCGAGCCTGCGAGTGTCCGTTTGCCAAACAGATACTCACATCTCGCCTTAGACTTAGCATAAATGATTCGAATGGATGATACGGGTCGATTACTCCGTCGTCGCCTTCTCCGAAAGCATTTTCTGAATGGTTGGTTTGTCCAGTGCTGCCAGCAGTCTTTTTTTTAAATTGTCAGATTCGTTCATCGTCAGGTCGATGATTGCAATAACGAAGTCCATCTGTTTACCGATACCCATTTTAGTATCCCAGATTTGGCCAGCAGTGAGTTCTTCGTCGCCGACGGCGTGCTTCTCACCCTTGTCATTAATCGCAGACAGAAACGCAGCACGCGCCAAATCTGGAGCGTATTTGATAATGCTGTTTGCAACATCCATCAAGTCGTCAGAGCCTTTAGATTTAGCCATCACTTCGTCGAAGGCTTCCATCAGGCGTACGCCGTTAGACTGCCATTGAGCAGACAAGTCGGCGAAATTCAAACCACGGACGGTTACACCGTGTACTTCCTTCGTTGGGGATACCAGTCCCGAAATATTCATTTTCATTGTAATTACCTCATAAAAAAAACATGGCAAAGCGGAATATACCACTTTGCCATGTTTTACGCAACGTTAATGCTTATACCAAGCTGGTTGGTTGACCGTTGATGTACAACTTAGAGCCTACACCTTCAGCTTCAAGAGCAGTAATGTTGAAGGCCATACTTGACCAATCCTCACCGCCCTTCAACGCAAAATCGCCATTCGCAGATAAGCGCACTTTAGGCATCCAATATTGACGGTTTTCACCTTTGGCGTTACAGCCGCGGAACAAGAGTTCGCCAACAATAGATTGACCTTTGGAGATGATGACCTCACGGGTTGCCCTTTTCAGGTCGTAAGTAACCACAATCCAAGAACCCTCAGCTTTGATTTTATTGGTTGACGCAGTGTCACCAATCATCAAAAAGCCCGTTTCGGGCGTATACTCGAAGTCCACGCCTTCAACCAAGGTTGATTCAACTGGAGTGCCTGCTTTAGCTTTGGTTTCGTCGGCAAACACTTCAATTTTGGTGATGGTAGCAGCGAAAATGCCGTTCGGGTTTTCTTTGCTTGTACCCAGACGGTAGCCCAGAGATGGGTACACTTTCAGGGTATCTTTTTTGCCAGTGGCGGCAACTTGGGTTTGGTTGTTCACATCACCTGCGAAGAACATCGCCAAGTTTTCGGTGTTGATGTTATCCAGTGTAATGCTACCAGTCAGTTTGGAAGAGGTGATGATTTCTTCGTCAGTTGTGTTGTAGCCACATTCAGAGGACTTGTGTTCCAAGGTTTCGTTTTCTTGAGTCAGGTTCAACTCTTTGGATGAACCCAAATAGCGGAAACCCTTCGCCTCAGCTTGGCGTTCTACGCCGTTGACGATAGGGAATTGGTTAAATTCAATACGGCCATTTGCCAATACCAAGGCTTTGGTCGCGCCGCGTGTAATAGCCATTTTGCTATCCTTTCTTCAGTTGATTAATCAAAGTTCAGCATACGGGTTTGCGTTGTCATACGCGACGCTGAATGAGAAATAAATATAAAAATACGATTTCGATTGTACCTCATCTGGCGGATTGTGGCAAACAGGAGAATCATATTTGAAGTTGCTTACTAAGCCGCCGAGATTATACCACTCTTTGTACTTAGCTCCACCCATACGACCACCGTCAATCGCATGAATCTTGTTGAATGCCTGCTCGATTTTAGCAATCTGCTCGTAAGCCACGTCGATAGGGTGCTCAACGTTTTCAACGTCGACATAGCCAGATAACAGAAAATCTACGCGGTCATTGCGAATCGTTTTACCTTCATCTGCACCAGTGTTGCTGTTACCAGCGCGAATCGTTTCATTGATGATGATGCACGGTAGCGTAACGTCAGCACCAATGACCTGACGACCGCGATACACGCGAACGCCTGTCTCCTGTTCAAGCAGGGCGCACAATTTTTTCAGAGCCGTTAGGCGAACATGTTCCTTCATTATTTTTCCAATCTATTGAGTTGTCGTAAAAATTCAACTTCGAGGTATTTGGCAATCCGCGCCTGATTGCGTTTGGCCGTATCCCACATCACTTGGTCTACCGACGGGGCGTACAACAACCATGCCCTCATAGACTTGATGTAGCGACCACCACCATGGGTAATACCGCTTGGCGGAGTTGTACCACCACCCTTCGTTCGTGTCAGGATAGCGATATTACCAGATTCTCCGAATTGGTGAACAAATGCGTGCTTCATTACCTTCGTCGAGGTCGGTTTAACCTTAACGCGAACGCCGCTTGTTGTCTTGGACGGTAGCGTGTTCGGATTCGGGCGGAAGCGGTTCAGCATTGTTGGTTGGTCGCGGGCGTAAATCGACGCGACGAGCGAACCTTTCGTTGCATATTTTGCAACACCTGTTTTATCAGGATTGTTCAGATAGGATGCTTTCCAGTTGATTTGCTTACGCATATCCTGACGCACACGGGATAATGCCTCACGTTTGGCTGTCTGGTTAATGGCCAAACGAGCCGCTTCAGCAGTTCGGTCAGGCCATGCCTTGAACATCTTCTCAAGTGACACCAGATTTTCCAAGTCAATCGTAATCATGGTTAACTCGCTGTTGCAAATGAGTTGCCTGCCACTTCTCGATGTAGATACCGTCATCATCCAGTCGTGTATTCAGCACATATTCTTTGCTGTCATACACGATTTTATCACCGACGCTGAAACCAAGTGCGCGAGCCTCACGAATCGTACACAGCACAACCACAGCACCATCAGAAAGCTCTGCGAAACCCTGATAGTCGATGTCACCAGTCAGATTAATTTTGGTGTGCACCCGAACACGACAGTCGGAAACACGCCCACTTGCAGCAGAGATGTGTTTTGACGGAACACCCATCTCATGATGCAAGTCGGCGCGTGCTTTTCGTTTTATATCAAGGAAGCTCATCCGTTACTCCACGACGTATGCTTGATACCAAATACCTTTAACATCAGGTGAGTAGTTCGTAGCGAATTTAAAACCTGTTGTCGTGATACCTGCTAAATATGCAAAACGCTGAGTTGATTCATTTTTCAAGTCCATAGTAACAATCACAAAAGGGACTTTGGAAAAAGTCTTAGTGAATGCAATCGGCACAAGGGTATTATTCTCAAACTCACCAAGTGTTGCTTTCGGAATGTATTTGGCCTCAAATTCTTTAAAGGTCGTGCCGCTTGCACCACCAGTTCGTTGTGCGGATTCCAAAGCAGCAATACGACGCTTAATTTCAGCGTCATTGTACGGTGCTGGCGGAGTGCCAACCAACTTAACAACCTGCTCTTTGAAATTCAATTCAACTGTTTGGTCGTGAGTGGTATTACCAGATTCGCCGATTTTGAAAATCAGCTTATTGCCGTCTGCGCTCGGAGTAACGGACTTCAAGTGTAAATCAGGAGTCATCGCAGGAAGCAACGGACGCAAATCCACTGTTTTTGTTTCAGTGCCGATTGTTGCACTGAGCATACCATTCAGGAGCTTAAAGCCGCCGAAAGCTGCTTGTGCCGCTGGTGCTGACTGGCCACCGCTGTCGTTTTCCCAGTGTTTTCGAACTTGGTCATAAATGTCGATGTAACTCATTTTCTTTATTCCATAAAAATAGGTTTCGTGCTAATTCTAACACGAAACCTATTTGCTAAGAAGCGTTACAACTCAGGGTCTGATTCGCCAGTTTGACCTTCACCAGATGACTCACCTTCACCGTTACCAGTTTGACCTTCACCAGATGAATCACCTTCAACAACAGCGTCGACTTCTTCAATCAACTCAGGTACAGGCAAACCGAACTCTTCGCAGACATCAACTTGAGCGGCAAAGTCTTCGGAAAATAATTGCACAACGCTGCCACCTTCGTAGAAAACACCGTCGCTACCAACGAACGATACATTGGTTTTGAACTTGGTCATTTTGATGCTTTCTTGTGCTTTAACAGCTTTAGTAGTTTTAGCCATTTTGTGTATCCTTACTTAGTTACATCTGCAATGCGGAATACGCTGTTTGGAGTCAACGTAATCGGCAACGGAGCAGATTGGGTCAACAGATAGGTTGTTGACGGTTCATTAACACGGAATTCTTTGTGGTGCATTTCAGTCGCAATCCAGCCAGCGTCTGCATCTTTGATAGCACCGAAGGCCATTACACCTGCAAATTCACGGCTGTCGAAACCGATAACTTCGCCGTCAGCAACGTAGCGTTTAGGCAAGCCATCTGCACCGAGGTAGCTGCGGTTGTCAACGTACACTTCAATGGTTGCGCCGTTCAATGCTGTGAATCGAGCCACCATTGAAACACCGCGTACATCACCAACGTGCAACAGGTTCATGGTCAGGTCAGAGCCACGGATGTTGCGGTCGAGCAAGTGAGAACGCTCTTTGGCAGAGAAGTAAGCGTAGAAGGCAGCCCAAGCACCACGACCCATAATCAAAGTGTCGACTTCGGAAGTGTGTGATTTTTCATACACCAAGTCAGACATCTTGGCCAAGATGGTCAATGGATTCACGTTCGGAGCAGTCCATTTGTCAGCACCCAAAGTGCTCATAGTCAGGGCTGGGTCACGGAAATAGCTCACGGTAGTGGTTGGGTAATCATCACCGCTAATGGTCAACTCACCACGAGAGAAGGCGTTAAAGGCCATCAATTCGTACAGGTTGTTCATTTTGATGCGGTGCATCTGCATTTGTTTGGCGCGAATCGCCATTGCGCGTTGAGCAGGAGTCATGCTGCCGAACAGTTGCTCACCAGCTACGCGGTGTTGCAGACGTTCGTCCCAAGCCTCAATGGAGTCTTTCTCCTTGGCATACGCAGGGCGGAAAGATTTCACATCGAAGTTTTTGTTTTGATTTACCTTGCTCACCACGTTAGGGGCAACGAATTTGGCGATACCACGGTAATCTTCGAACACGTCATCAAAGATAATTACGTCGGATTTAGCCAAGAAAGTGTTACCGAACAAGGCGCGGTAGAATGATTTCGGAGCTTCCAGCTTGCGAATCAAGCCGCCTTGAATCAAGGTCTCCGTTAAAGTTTGTGCGTTTGGCATAATTAACCTTTCTTAAGTACGTTGTACTGGGTTTGTTTCACAATTTTCGAAGAAGATTACGCTGGAATTGAATTTGCGCAATTTTTCGAGTTTTTGTGCAATAGATTCCATTGCATCAAAGAAACCTGTGCCATACACAAGAGCATCGATGTTGAATGTACCATGTGTGTAAACGCTCACTGGCTCACCGCTTTTTGCTGCAAAAGCAGCAACGCAAAGCTGTTTGTCGTTACTCAGCGCTCGAGCACCTTCTAAATCAGTAATAACAGTTACCTTTCCAGCATTTGACAAATGACACAACGCATATTGCTGAATTTCACCACTCGCTGTCGCTGAAACAGTCACTGGTAACGGAGTTTGTTTTGCAAACAACGGAATGTGTTCGCCACCGACCGCTGTAATTTTTTCACTTTTCGCAAACATGTTTCAATCCTTTATTGGTTGCTTTTCAAGAAGTTGGCAACAACGTCAATATCGGCTGCCATTTTAGTTGCTTCGGACTCATTGCCAACGTCAGCACCAACGTTCGGTTGGGTTGTTTGAGCCATAGCATCAGCCAACAGATTAACTGCGGCTGGTTGTTGAGCAACAGGTTGCTCTTTAACATCTTGCGCAGCGGCTGCTAAGGTCTGAATAGCGTCTTCAACACTCATGTTGGTGTTAAACGCCAAATGATGTGCCAATTTGCTGTTGTTTTTAGCTGCTTCGGCTGTGATAATGCTCTGAATGCGGCTGCGTTCGGCATTTGCATCGGCTTGGGCAACAGGGGCTTGCGGCGTTTGAGCCTGCGGTTCAGTTTTGGTATCTACCGCCTGAACAGTATTTTCATTAGACATACGTCCCTCCGTGATTAACTTTACAGCCCCTTCAACGCTGATTACATCGTCGATGAGACCAATCGATTTCGCTTCTTGCGCAGTATAACACGCCGCCTGCGTCTTTACTACATCTTCGACAGCCAGCGAACGGTTCACGCTTACTAATGATACGAACTCCTGATAAGTTGCGTCAATTCTTTTTTGCATATCAGCTTTTACGGAATCACTCAACTCTTCGTATGGGTTGCCGTCAACTTTGTGCTCACCAGCTTTAATGAATGTTACAGAAATACCTTCATTCTCCAGCATTTTCTCGTAACTCGCGTGCATTGCGACAACGCCAACTGAACCGATTCCGCTGCTTGGTGTGGCCTTAATGGATGTACAGGCTGAGGCGATTGCGTATGCCGCAGAATAGCAACTACTATCTACTACGGCATGGATTTCTTTCTGAGAACGTGCAGCCTTAATGTAGTCTACGGTTTCAAAACAGCCAACGACCTCACCACCACCAGAGTCAATATCCAAAATAATACTGTCGACGGATTCATCGGCCAGCGCAGTAGCAATTGCGTTTTTAATGTAGTTGTAGCCAGTGATAAAACCATAGGTTGAATTGAAACGATTCACCAATGCGCCGAATACAGGAATCACTGCGGTTGTACCGACCATGCCATACATCATAGAACTGCTCACTGCCGAAGCACCAAGTGTTCGTGCCATGGTTTGTTTAACCATATCGACACGGCCTTCCTCTTTTTGCAAGACAGGATTGCTCATGTTGACGTTCAGGTCGGTTAAAAACTTACCAGCAGCCTCCTGCTGCACAGCAAGATACACGGTCTGCTGTGAGGCAAGAGCCGCAACGATAGGATGTAAATTATTCATTTTCATCGTCTTTCGAATTTTTGTTATCGGGATTATCTTCTTTTTTGCTGCCTGAATCAACTGATTCGTCAGATTTTGAAGATTTTTTGTTAACAACGGCCTTTTCTGCACCGTCGTCAATAACAATACCCAAGCGTTCAATTTCGTCCTGCTCACGCTTACGTTGAGCCAACAATTCACGCCAGTCGTAACCCATACGAGCCGCTTCGATTTCAAGCGTTGACAGGCCAAACTTGGTTTTCAGGATTGCCGCCTGAGTTTCCTTCATCTCATCGATTTGACCGCGTGCTGCGCCAATCCACGAGCATTGCGCCAGTGCATCAAAGATTTCTGGGTTCTCGTAAATCCATGAGGTTGTTTTACCCTTCGGCAAAGGAATAGAGCCGTTATTGATTTGCTCTTCCAGCCACAAGCGATAGACTTCGGTTGCAAATTTATCGGCGACGGCCTTTTTGCGCGATTGCATGAACTTGAATGTTTCATTCATGCTTGCGCGTGCGCTGGAGTAGTTCGTCTTGGTGTAGTCGCGTGAGAATTGCTCATAGCTAACGCCAAGGCCAGCAGCGATGTGACGTAGCAATGACTGCTCATATTCTGAACCAGTACCACTTGGTTGACCCAGTTGTTGCAGATTCAGTTTGGTGTTTGGATGCAGCACTGGGATTCGTGCGCCGTCCAACTGAATATCGCGGGTTGCAGTATGTTGCAGTATAGAGCCAAGCATTGACTTAGCCGCCATATCAAAGCTCACACCGTTCGGATTACCACCCATGATTTCGGTAATCATTTGAGGCGGTAAATCACTCTCGATGCTGGCTGCATAAGTCGCCTGTAATACGGCCTGTTGCAACTCAACGTCTTGGAAGCGACGGGTCATGCGCATTTGTTTCAGGACACTAACCATCTCGCTAACGCCGCGAATCTGGTCAGGCATCAACTGGTCGATGATATGAATAATTTGTTTGCGACCCCATTTAGTTTCCGCTGGGATGCGTTTCCACTTGAACAGCTTCTCTTGCTGTGTGAAATCGTATGGGTGTGCTTCCATGATGTGATAAGCAACAGGTCGACCGTAGGCATCACGCTCGATACCTGCTTTGAGTTTGTTGTCATCCATTTCGCCGTCAGGGTTACTGAGGCGTTTAGGGCTAATCATCTGAATAGCCGTTGCATACGGGCGTTTTCGGTCAGCAATCCATTCGGCTGTTGCCAACACTTCACCATGAATCAAAAACACACCGACCGCCTGACGCACCATGGCTGTAAAATCCTTTACACCACTGGCATCCAACCAGTGTTTAGCACTGGAAGCCGTGTTATTGAATTTGGACTCAACCAAGCGTTGAAAGTTGTACAACCACTCGTCGTCATCAACGCCCAAAACATCAACATTCGGCTGCGAATTCAACTTGAATTGCGAACCGACAATGTTATCTTTGTGAATGGCTACAACACCACTGGCGTAGCCGTCATTCAGCACTACGTCGCGGGCGCGGTCATCAATGATGTCTTTTTCGAAACGCAGCATCGCGTCCATTGGTAACGGAGAAGCCTCCCACGTTGCCATTTCACGGCTGGTGCGGTTTGCTCCATCAAGGCCACCTGTACCGCCGTGTACTTTGTAAGTGTCAATACCAGACATGACTTCTCCTAGAAATATACTCTCAGTGGTGCGTAACCCTGACCCAATGGTGCGTTTTCCAGCAACCCACATGCTCGCAGTTCCATTTCCATTCTGCGAATCAAGTCTGCCAGAACGGATAAGTTCGCTTTTTGATATTCAATACGCTCCCCGTTCTGGTCAATCACTACGGTTACGTTTTGGCCAGATGCGATGCGGAAATATGCGTCCTTCGCATCTCGCAACATCTCTGGCGTGTAAAACGTGCAATTACAACTCATACTATGCTCCCTGCAATTTATTAATTTCATCCCAACTCAATTCAGCATAGCTCTGTTGGGCATCATGAATGACAACATTATCTCCTGTTTCGTCTGTTGCATCAACTGGAGCATAAACCAATGGGTTTTTGTTCCACTCGTCAAATAGCGGCGGCGGATTTGCCCAATCAATGCGGTCAATCATGAGCAATTTTGAGATTGAAACCCCGATACAGTAATACAACAAGTCCCATGCTTCGTTGTTTTGGTGAGGAATTTTCTCCCACTTGGTCGCAGTACGAATCTCGGCACACAACTCTTGGTAAAACTCGATTCCCAACCAGTCTGGGAAGGTAATCAGACCATGTGCCACTTCGGTTGCATCCAGTCGGTTTGACAGGGTGTCTTTCAACAAATTCGAATTCAGCATCAATACGGGAACGTCACCACGCGCCGCGCTCAATGCGTCCTTTTTGGTTGCGTCAGGATAAGTAATAAACGCCCGTGGGGAGTTCGGTGTAACAACACCTTTCACCAAGTGGAATCGTGCTGCTTTTCGTTTGTTTTTCAAGCTACGGTAAAAGTCGTAAGCCATAGACGTTACGCTTTCACCCTTTTCACGAGCATAACCACCACTGTCACATACGGTCATGGTTACACCCATCATGCGACCGCTTCCGTCAGCCAGAGGGTACAGTCTATCCATGACCTCGGTTTCAATCAACGACCAGTCTTCCAAGAAAGTCGCTGGGCGTACAAAGTAATTGTCACCATCTTCGTCAACACGCGCAGATTTACGAATATCAAACCTATCAATCACTGTAATGTCGAATGGCGCACCAGCAGAAATACCATGTACTTGTACCACGAATCTGTTCTTCTGCACGTCGACGCAAGCAATTAGATTTCGAACGCCGATAGGAACAACACGCTCACCAATATCGACTGCACGGTCTTTCAAATGTTCAGGTAAACGCTGAGACACTTGTGATTTAGGTACATATGGCTCGGCTAAGTCGGTGTTGTAGAACTTCTGTAAGGCTTCTTCCGAACCAGTTGTTTTAAACTCTTCTTCAGCAGCCAGATACATTGTCACCAACTGACCCCAGCTTACGAACGCGGCGGCAACACCACGAAGCCAGAAGGAAGCGATTCGAGTTTTGCGCGGGCTACCCACCAACTCACCATGTCGGTTGAAGTACATGCCATCTTGAACCCACACACCTGTTTGTTGCATGGCATGGCGTTGGGATTGCTCAATTCGTCCGAAACATTTCGGGCATTGCAGGTATGTTGACGCGGCGATGTCAATCATGTTGGTCGCCTTCTCATCCCATTTAAGCATCGAGAAAACACCTTCAAAACGTTCGTTGCAATGAGGGCACGCCCAATACCATCTGCGTCTGTCGCCTCGGTTATAAAGCGCAAAAATCCCCTTCGTCGGAGGAGCTTCGTGTGAACCAGCTACTTCAACCCAATGAGGGTCTTCAATCGGTCGGCTAGGGCTACTCTCGGCCAAACACATGCGATATGAACCAAAGGTAGTAGTACGTTTCGCAGCCAAGTCGTAAGGCGAACCATCGCCGCCGATGTCGTCTGGCATACGGTCGTAGTCGGTCAGCATAACGCGCGGAATCGGACGGCCTGCCAACTCGGAAACGCTCGGATGCGCTAATGACAAGAACACGCCGTTTTGGAAGTGTTTGTCACTGATATTGTCCGCATCTCGGTCTCCGTTCAACAATTCACCACATTCCTTGGTATCACGCAACAGTTTATCGACACGACGTTTGGAGAAGTCACGGCTCATCGCGGATGTTGGATTAATAATCAGCATATCCATCGGGTCGCCGTGAATGGAGAAACCAGTCCAGTTGACAATCAAAGCGTCGGTCTTACCACACTGCGCAGGAGCAACCATAATTACACCGTCATGAATCGGACTGCTCAACATATCCATAGGCTCAACCATGTATGGTGTTGTTGAATTCTTCCAATAACCAACGTAAGAGCCTCGGTTATCAACGTATCGATATTTCGCAGCCCACTGGGAAACAGTGAGTCGTTCAGGAGGTTGTAGAATTGACGACAATTCTACGAGCATATCCGACAGGCTACTGTACTGCCCGATTTTCTTAAAGGTCGTCGAGTTCTCGGTCATCAACGTCATCGATTCGTTCTCCTGTTAAATCTTCGTAACGAGCAACACGCTCTTTCTGCGCACGCTCACCAAATTTGTCAGCAACGGCCTTGCTTACACCTTTCATCACTTCATCCAATAATTCGACAACCAAGGTTCGTTGCTCTGGGGTGAGGGTCGTCAGGCGGTCAATGGTGTCGGGTATCAACTTCACACCCATTGCAAACGTCTTGTTAAGCTCGGATACAGCGTCAATCACGTCAGCCGTGTGCCAGTATTCCCCTGCTTCAACCAAATAGCTCAGACGGGCTTTCTTTGCCGCCCAGAAATCCTTTTTTAAAGCTATTGGGAAATGGCCTTTGTGGAATACTTCTTCCCACTCTTCATCCGTCCATACAGGCGGAACGCATACGCTTGCAATATCACGAATGGCATAAATATCAGCACCGTTTCGTGTTCCTGATGGCTGAATCTTTGCTTTTCGTACAAGGTTGCCAAGTTCGGTGTTATGGACGTGAAAAATCAGGGCGGCCTGTTTAATGGTCACGCCCTTACTCAAAATATCATCGATGGTCAGCGTGGCATTCGTGCCGTTACCGAGCATTATCGCCGTCGATGCCTTCTTCATGTTAGCCATGTTTTAAAGCCTTTTTCACTTTTTGTATTAGGTCAAAAAATACGTTTTGTGTGTTTTGTTTACCTTCCCAGCAGGATTTTTTAACAACAACGTCATAAGTGTTTGCGGCGAGAAGATTGTAGACAAGAACCTTATCATTTTCCTGCCCACGTCGCGCAAGCCGTCGTAGGAACTGGTAAAACTGGCCGTAGCTAAAATACACGTCGTAGTTGATTACGATATGACCGCCTTTTTGTAGGTTCAGGCCATGCGCTCCAGATTTAGGGTGCATCAACAGCATTTTGATTTCACCGCGATTCCACGCCGCTTTTTGCGTACCCTTTCTGTCCATTTTCACCGCATCAGGGAA